AAAGGAAAATCAATGACTTAGCAATTTAACCAACCAGTTTAGTGGGGTATTGCTGTACTATTACACAAACCACCGCTGTACTATTACACAAACCACCGCTGTACTATTACACAAACCACCGCTGTACTATTACACAAACCACCGCTGTACTATTACACAAACCACCGCTGTACTATTACACAAAAGGATAGGAAAGAATGACTGATATAATCGACGCAGCAAACGAACGTGCCGAGCTGCACACCCAGCAAGCCATTGCCATACGTGCCCCTGAGCCGGTGGTTAAGTGCGGCACGGGTATCTGCCTTAACTGCGCTGTACCATTACACGATAGTCGCCGCTGGTGCAGCGCAGTGTGCAGGGACGAATATCTTAAATCTGCTTAATCACGTCTGCGCCATGAAATAATCATCCGGACGTGCCATTTTGTCCACATGGAAAATCAGGCTGCACCGATCAACCTCTTCGCCCGTAACAGGTTGGCTGGTGTAGCCTATTTCATGATAGCCACGGCTCTCAAGGATCGCCTTGATATTATGCTCGGCTGGCGGCTTTAATCTCTGGTGCAAGATGGCTTTGACGAACGCCGTGACACTGACAAAACCGTTCTTGAAGCCACTTGCATTCGATTCAATCTTGCTGTCGAGCAATGCTTCAACAGGTGTACGGCTGATCTTGATGACCTCAGCGTGCGATGATGTGTGTGGAGCGCGCGAAGGGAGTTGACCACATTCCACAGGATAATTCAGGAACCAATGTGCAATAGCCTGTAACCCACCACCTTTTTTTAACCATGTGAACATATCGTTCAGATATTCATCATTGATACCAGCGTTTAAAATTTGTTCAGTGGTTTGCAAACACGAATATGCAACTGAATAACGTCGACCATTTCTGCTCACGGGGATCGCATCTTTATGGTTTGAGAAAAACATCCAGTTAGTCGGATTGTCAAACATTTCTTGGTCTTGACCCTTGGCTTGTATTTCAATGCGTTCATCGGTGATCATGGGTTTGAGAATTTCAACAAGTTCACGCCGTTCATCGGTTTTGATTTCATCAATGATGATCATCAATTTGTGCTGCACCCATGAGTTGAACTTCGATCCGCCCTCGGTCAACTCGTTTGCGTTAGGTGAGTGCACACGCATTGAACCGAGACAATGGTCCATGATCAACTTGAATATGCTCTTACCAATACCCTCGGCAGATTGGAGGAGGAATGCCCAACGCACCTTAACGCCTGGAAACTTGATACAATGCGCCATAAATGCAAAGAGGATCGCTTGGTCATTTTTATTGGGTAAAATCTTATCCACATGGTTCAACCAGCGGCTCACATCACCGGCGCGCGCATCCACTTCGATGGGTAGGTAGATATTCACGCCTTTACGCTTTAACTCATCCAAGACGACCTCGAAGGATGGTAAGCTGGGTATGAAGCGCGTGTGATCCACCTTCTTAATTGACCAATTTGTAGAGCGCAGACATGCTTTCCACGGTTCATCGGTGGTCTTACCACCCTGCCGCGCAATGATGAACTGGTGTCCACCATACGTGCCGTTAAACTGGGTAGGGTTCATAAATCGGCCAGAGGGTGTAAAAATCTCACCTATTGATTCGACCCAGAAACAGTTATGAAAATAACGCTTGCAATCCTCTGCATCTAAAATCTCTGGGTACTCATAGTCGACAGACCGCTCGGCTTGCACTGGCGGCGCAGGGTTATAATGCTCCACCGGCGACCTCTGGGTAGCAGCACCTTCACCGAACAGCGTGTATGGCTTGATGTTGGTGCGGCGCATAAATGCGTGCCAACCCACCTCTGTGTCCTTAATACTCGTCCACAACTTTGCATTCTCTGCTTGGTCGTTCTTAGGGTATCGGGCGCACCACTCTGACCACAATTGATAAAGCTGTTGCTCTGAAGCGATTGTCCAACCGGATTGCTTGAATGCGGCGGTAATGCTCATCCACTCATCACGAGACAACTCGGCTGGGTCGAGCATGTGAAGTGCGCGCACCAATACAGATAGGTCAGGGGCGGCCAGATCAGGTGTACCGAGAGGGCTTCTGCTGCTCAAACGCTCAACAACATTCACATGAGTAAAATTATCCGCTATCTGCTGCGCCGTGTAGCGCGCACCAGCGTGCAATGGTTGATAAGTGACCAACATTGGTTCACCTTTGCAATGATAAAAGCCTGGAACGCGCAACACTCGAGTCGCATCAACAATCTTACGATCACCATCGTACACTTGGTTCAGTTTGCGCTGTTGGGTGGTGTAGAAATCATTACCTTGATAGGGTTCAACCAGCCAATAGAGATGAAATTTATTTGGGCTTGTCTGAACCACGAAGTGCGGTGGTAAAGGTGAAGCAATGGCACGCTGGTAATTTGCAACTGAGGTCAACGAGTCATCAAGGTCAACCACATGCGTTCTAATAAAATGCACATTGGTGAGTTCACTCCCTTGACCATCCATTGCATTAACGTTGACAAAAATGCCCCAACCTTTCTGGTTGTAATCGCAAAGCTGTTGCCAAACTTGATCAATTGAGCCACGCAGATTGACGGCCCATGCGCCTTTGTCACGGTCATTAATGACGCGCCAATCCATCACAGTGTCAGGTGATCCGGTCAATGCAGCGATGTACTCTTTGATCATCTGGGCATCTCCGAAAAAATATGCGCCACAGTGTCAATTTGCCAACCGTTGCCCAACATGCGATACCGCTGCGTGTTGCTCACATGGGCCGTTGCTCCATCTGGCACACCTTGCAACCGTTCACATTCCAGCGGGGTCAGCTTGCGGTAGGTGATACCATTCGTGAGCACACTATCCTTACCCACAGTGGTAACGCAGTTTGATTTATCATCATCACGAACCTCTAAACGCTGCTCAGTTGACGCACCCTTATAATCTTTTCTTTTCCCGTCAATAATGCTGCGTCCGCGAACTGCGCCGCCGGTGATCTTAGGAACATGACCGGCGAGAACTAACGGGTATCTACCTGGTGGCATCGTTGACAAAACATTATCTTTATCAACGGTAGTTAGACAGCCCATTTTCTTATCGTCATGTTTAACTTGTAAGCATTGAGTTATGGGAACTTCTTTGTTGTAGTCATCCCTCACACCGCGTTCATTTAATCTTCTGCCAACGATTGATGCGGGTAAGTATTTAGGTGCTGTGATCTTGTTGCCCTCACCTTTATTGGTCGTAACAGTCGGTGCTTTTGCGTCAGTGCTGTACACCCAACCGTTCATCCCATTACCGCTCGGGTTCACATTGAACAATTTTTTCGGCGCATCAAATGCTACACATTGCGTATCAACCTCACCCGTCTCAATAATGTCACGAAGATACAAACCACGATCAGCAGGTTGCGACACAGGCCAATTGCACCAATAGTGCCTCACTCGATTCTGCGCGCTCACCAACGCAGAGTTTATCACCACGCTCTTCACACCCATGTGCTCATCAATTACCGCTAACCATTCCTTCTTCATCTTCACATTTTCAAGTAAGAATAGGAGGTCAGGATTCTGCTTGCGGAGCACATTCAACACCGCAACATATTCAAAAAACAATGCGCTGCGTGGATCATCGAATGCTAAACCCTTACCAGCCATACTGAACCCTTGGCACGGCGACCCACCGATTAAAAGATCAATCTTGCCGAGTAGACCCGCTTCAACCATGAAACGCACATTGCGAACATCACCCACATGAATAATGTTTGGAAAGTTAGCTTGGGAAACTTTGATCGCGTACTTATCAATCTCACTTGCGATGTAGCTGTCCACCTGTACACCTGCGCGCTGCAATGCGAACATACCGCCGGACATGCCGTCAAAAAGGCTCAATACTCTCATTTTCCTTCACCCCTCAACCACGCATCAACTTGTTCAGTTGACCAGAGACGAGGAGTGGCTTTAATAAGCGGATCAACTGGAAAACGTCCATTACGAATCATGTCAAACAAGGTTCGCTTGGGAATACCAATATATTTCGCTAGTTCGGTGAGATTGAGGGTTTTTTTCTGCATGACGGATTATTACTGTTCCCACTTTCGCCTGTCAACGCCTAAAATCGCCTTGACAAGATTCGGGCGATAGCATAACTTCAAACCATGTTCATATCCCGCAAAAAATTTGATGAGCTTGTGAAAGCCAATAACCAATTGGTTGAATCGCTCCAAAAAATAACCGTGCTAACCAACATTCAACGTGTCGGTCGTGAAAATGTATTCACGTTCAGACGCGGGGACAAAGTGGTTCAGATTGGCACGATGGGTTTGATAAGCGATCCGGTGCAACAATGGAAAGAGGAGTTACTCTAATGCACGTAACAGTGAGAAAAGAAGAAGGCGTTGAAAAAGTTTTTATGGACAACACTTACGTGGGTTACATCAACAACGATGTGGCACATGTGTTCAACGAGGACAATCAGGCAGTATGGCTACACGGTGTTCATACTCCTTACCAGATCGTCGAAGAGTACAGAAGATTTCATGAACATATTTTCCTCATTGAGCGATTGGTCGAATTGTTAGAGTTGTACGCGCCTCACTCCATCACGATTGAGAAAGCCAAAGCATATTTATTCAGGAAGAAAAAATGACCTATACGACACTGAACAAGATTAATAATAAGATCGTTTACGAAGAAGCTTTTACTAAACTTCTGGTTTATCTTGGTAGAAGTCAACCTGATAATGAACCTTTAGATTTAATGACTATCTTAGAAGTGACGAATGTCAAATATGCTGCTTTATGTCTGGTTGCAGTGGATGGTATGGATAGAGAGAAACGTCTTTTTGCCGCAGATTGTGCTGAAACTGTTTTACATCTTTATGAAGCAAAGTATCCAGACGATCAACTTCCTCGTACAGCAATTCAAGAAGCAAGAGATTCAATCGATGGAATTGTGGATAGCATATATTGTTACGCTACATTTCTTTCTGCCTACTCAGCACTATCAAATCTTCACAATGATATCGGTGCAGCAGCGGCAGCATTGTGTTCTTGTGTCGATCTGGCGCAGTGTATCGGCAAAGAGTGGTTAGCATGTAAAATTTATTTTAAACTCAATGATATTGTCAAAGCTGAAAATTTTGAACCAATTGATAAGAAAGCAAATAGTGATGCAGAAGAATTAAAAATAATCTTCATCAAATACTTCAAAAAGGTGAACCAATGAACATGCACAATCATCTTGAATATCAAATGCTGTTACGCAAAAAAGATCGAGACAATCGTGCCGGTGTACCCCTTGAAGGGCGTTGTGCAACCGTTAGTAAGGAGTTTTACGATCTCATCGTTGATCAAACTGGTCGTAACATCTTAATGAATTATTCGCTCACACATTTAAGTATAGGTGAACCAATGAGAGAAACGATCCTTACCGAAGCAATGGAGAAGATTGCAAAAGGTTATAAACGCAATGACAAAGGTCACACTGTGCCGATGCGAAAAGATGAAATGTTGAACATTGCGCGCAGGGCTTTAATCAAGATTAGACTTATCGATGCGGAATCTCTTTTACCACCAGACGACGATAGAAAAGGAAGTTAAACGACGGATCAATGTCGCGCTCTGGGCTTATGCTTACGAGGTCGCCAATGATCCGCTGGTGAGCGATCACCAATTTGATCAAGAGTGTCTTAAAGTCAACCTATCAATCGATACACCCCGCCCACATCTGGACAAATGGTTCAGAGAAAACTTCTCGCCCGAAACTGGTTCATGGATACACAGTCACCCTGATCTTAAACGCTTAGAGGAACTTTATAATGAAGCAAAGCGAAGCAATCATGTACGTTCTCAGTAAGGATATTTGGCTTAGTGCAATGGATGTGCTGGTATTAAGTGAACAATTGGATGATAGAATAACACGCATGCATGTGTCAGTGATGCTTCGAGATTGGTATAAAAGAGGTTTGATATTGAGACGTAGTAAAGCCGGTGCAGGTTCATCACGTATGCGCGAAGTTTATCAATGGAAGTTACCAGACTAATGTACGTTCATAGACCATCATTCAATGGATTAAAATGGTACGTTCTCGTAACTGAGAAAAAATCCCGTATGTCTGAAACCATAGAAAAAATTGAATGCACATCACGAGAAGACGCTTACCGGACATATCGATACTGGATGAAACAATTGGGTAGAGGTTTTTGATGCGTGAAAAAGATGATTACTACGCAACATACCCCGCAAACCTTCCCGCTTTGCTCAGAGTGCTCGGATTTGACGATGGCAGGTCAAGGTTGATCCGTGAGCCATCTTGCGGCGAGGGCCACCTGTCTGTGCCGCTCGAATTATACGGGCATCAGGTGGTCTCCACCGATCTTGTGGATAGAGGTTACGGTGTCGCGGGAATCGACTTCCTGCAACACACGCCTCAATTTGACAATGTGATGTACGATGCTGTGATCATGAACCCACCATTTAAACATGCAATTGAATTTCTTCGTAAGTCTCTCACGCAAGCACCGATTGTTGCGGCGTTCCTCAAAATGAGCTTCTTAGAAAGCGAAACACGCGAAACATTTTATGAAGATACACCTGCACGATACGTTGCTTATTTTAGTCGGCGCGCAAAGAGTGCTATGAATGCCAATTGGAAAATTGCCAAAGGTGAAACATTTTATGCTTGGCACATTTGGCACTTTGGCTTCAAAGGACGACCAGAACTTATCTCGATAAAGCCCGAAGAAAATGATCACGTTCGGAAGGCGTTAGCTTTGCTACAGAAGGATGACGTGACGCAATGAGAATGGGAACGAGTTGTTTGTGTTTGTTCCGCACAGCATATTCGGCAATAGCGTCTCGTAGTGAGCCATTTGGGAAATGATATAAAACATTCCCGTGCGCTGGCATACCGAGAATGCGTGCAATGTTTGCTGCGGTGACGGAGGTTGGATCAATGACCCAAGCCTTAACACCTGCTTCCAATATCCTTTCTTTTATAACGCTACCGTGTTTCATCGTCCAATAATCCTGTTGATGTCATCAGGGCAAGTCGCAAAACCCCCATATCCTCCTGCTTTTTTCACTATATCAATAAAATTATTTTGATACAAGGCGCGCTTGTCCGATGGTCTGTAGACCCATCCTTCTTCCTTCATTTCGATCGCAGTGAACACACCGAGCGTCAGACCGACCATCCAAGGTTGAATGACCACAGGTGTGATGCCGATAAAATCGGATGAGGCTTTCTTATCTCTCTCAGCCACAAAGCTGCCCAAACCGTAACGCACGAACCGACCGTTATCATCGTAGAACCCGCCGGAATTGTTGCGCCACAGATCAATACCGAGCTGCGCGGCGCGCAATCGCACATGGTTGCTTACTGCCAATTCTTTCATAAATACCACCCTTTCACGCGCTCAACCATCTCGGTCATCTCTGAAGCTGGCTTCGATGCGTCCAACGCGCTCAATATGTCCACCCCTGTAGTCAAGTAAAACTTACGCTGAATTTCACTATCGTTGAACCCGCGCGCGCGCTCCACAGCGGCCCATTGAGCAATTGATTCACGTAGGTCTCGATGCGCCTCAAATTTGGCCATCTGGCGGTTCGCCGCGCCCTTACCCGCAATGACACCGGCGACAGCAGCAACCCTGTTTGCCACGTCTCCTGGGGCTTCCAGTAAGGTCTTGCCGCGCATCTTCTCCAATGTGGCTCGGTCAAGCAGGATGAGATCACCTTCGACCATCTCGATGCTCCTGCTGCGTGGCTCAGGTAATGGCTTTTGATGGTTACAATATGGACAAGCGGTTCGGAATTTTTCATAGGGTTTTGAACAAGCGGTGCATACCGTTAACTCAATGTCGTCTGGGTCTTTAAGCTGTTTGGCACGTTTGTCGCGTCGGTTGAGCGACCAAGCGATATGTTGATCAGGTAGTTTATGACGAATCACGTTGCTCACGTGGTCGATGATTCGAGCTACCTTACCATCCATATAGCGCAGCGCACGCCCGATCATTTGACGGTATTTACCAAGTGATGCGGTGGGCCTTGCGAGGATCACAACATCACAGGATGGGCAGTTGCCGAGTATGATCACTTTACCGTTACGTCGGGTGATCAGTGTTCCCAGTCTATTGGTTATACACCACACTCTTTCTTTCTGTTTAGGAATATAAAACTTAAATTTCGCACCTCTTTTATCTTTCTGATAAAATCTCATCCACTTTTCATCACGGATTCGCATGTTGTACATTTTGACATTATTCTTACTTTGATACGTCCCGTACATTGTAGCATACCCGCGTACCACAGCAGCGGAAGTTATAAAATCAACTTGACCTTTATATCTTGTGACACATACCCCCGCTTTATTACCTTGTTTAGAACCATTACCATCCATCATCGTATCCCAAAGAATCTTAAATTGTTCTTTCGATAAATCGTTCAAAGTTGAAGGTGGATTCTTTTTATCCATGTAAGGTAATAGATGTTCTAATTGCTTCTTTGGAACATAGAAACATGTCAATTTACCTATCGTTGTATAAGATGATTTAATGATTCTTTCTCTCTCAGTATAATACCAACCCAAACGTCCCAACATGTCTCTGATTTTTTTAATCTGATGTTTTTTAGATTGGTATATTTCAAGAGCATTGTTCTTTGTCATATATCCGTCGGTCATATACCAACCAAGAATACGTATCTCATCGTCGCACAGAGGCAGTCCTTTAAATGTTTTTTCCGATGATATTGGTAATGCAAACTTATTACGCGAGTTTGAATATATTTCCCCCGCAGTGCATATTTTAACATCATCTGACAAACCACTATTATATTTATAATAATTTACATCCTTTGAGTATATACGATGGTTTTCAGTTACTCGAATGTCTGTATGCTGACTTTTAATCTCTAGTAATTTTTCACCGTCCCTCAATAGTCTAATACCGTATTTTTGGACTGATACTATTTCAGCTTCTCCTGTATCGCTATTCCAAGCATAACAAGTTTTTTCACTCTTCATATCCGCATAATTCTTCCAACCGTTAGGAGTGAGCACTTCAGTTTGTAAATCTAAACAATCGAATCCTTCATCGAAGAGGTCAACATTGATCAAAACTTTCAATCGACCATCGGAGAACTCGCTCAAATATTTTTCACGAACTGTAGATAAAGATTCCGCACTCAGGCTTGCAGCGCGTATCCCTGCTTCGTTGAACTCTTTAGCAATTTCTCCGGCTGTTTCAACGTCTGTCGCAAAGACAATCGCTTTACGCCCACTGGCGTGCTTTACATAATTTTCAACAACGTCACCAACAATGTGCGATTTTTTAGCGGCTTTACGCAGTGTTTGGTTCGACCAATCACCGTTCTTACTAACGATTTTATCGTCGACATAGAGATCAGATTTTGGACAAACAATATCGTAATCAGCAAGAAACCCGTTCTCGATCAACCAACGCATCGATGGACCTTGAACCATCGCATCAAATACACCATCCGCATGACGACCCAAACCTTGACCATCCGCACGAATCGGTGTGGCCGTTACACCGAGACCGTGTGCGTTGCTGAACATCTCAACCGCTTGACCCCATTTATTCGTCTTGATAACGTGATGACTTTCATCAACTGTCCATCGGTCAATCTGCTTCGCCCATGACACGAGATCGTCTTTACGCGACATCAACGTGTCCACACCCACAACCGCTGTCGGTGCGGATGGGTGGATAAATGATCGCCCGAATTGCTTATAATGCTTGTCAATGGCTTGCCGCACGGTGCTGTCTGAACCAATGATCCGATGTGGAATGCCGCGCTGTGCAATATGCGATGACATTTGTGTGACAAGTTCATTGCGGTGCGCGATAATTGCTTGGCGCATGTTACTTTTAAAACCATCATAGGTGATGTCAGAAACGATCACAGATTTACCACCGCCGGTTGGCAACACGGCAATCACGTTCCTGTTGTTCGCATTCCAACTCGAATAAATATCATTCTTGAGTGTAATTTGATGAGGGTGAAGCTTGATCATTTAATGATGCTCTTGAAGCTTGGACAATTTTTACCGTCATCGGGTGACATGTGGCACTTCATTGATTCGGTGATTCGCAGACGAACGCATGATGGATAGTCTGGCGCAGGAATCGGTGCTTTACATCCATACATAAAATTGGTCTTAGGTATTCGTCTGCCGATCTTATCGAGCGGCACGTCGAGATACTCACAGCCGCGACAGGTCATTATTTTCTCCACCAAGAAGGAAGTTCAGCTTTTTGTTTTACGATGTCGCCAACATTAGGTTTAGGAATAAATAGTCCAACCCAATCAGGTGAATAACGATCACGCAGTGTAACAGGTTTATCAACGTCAATAAACTCTGGGAATACAACTTTTCCTGTCGGGCTGGCGCGCAATAAAATTTCAACTTCATCAACGTCCCAATACATACTACCGACACTTTGTACAGGGTTTTCAACGCCCCAATCGCGCCACTTGTTCAACGGCGAATCAGTGTGCCACGCGCAACATGAGGGTAATTGCATACCCATACTTGTCATAGCGTTAGATGTTGCAAGTTCTGGGATGGTTGTTATGGTAAGTGTTGAACCGTACAATGATTCTTGCTTCAATTTAACGAGAAGATCGGGTTCTAACTTTACATCACAGTGACCATTGGGTAATTTTGTTTCACCGATTCGCTCGATGCAAGCGACTGCCTTATTCGTCACAATCGCAATGAGATTACCATTGGTATTTTCCAGCCTTATCACATTGATAATGTTCTTTGTTTCCTCATCGATTAACGGTGAAAAGAATGAACACACGTTAGCAAGCCGGACGAATGTTTCGCATTTTATCGTGAAATTTGTCATTTTACCCCTTGCGTTTAATTTATCACTGGTGTAAAGAATTATTCGTAAGTTGTCAACCCTGAAAGGATAAAACATGAAGTTCGATATTACGATTAAAGACGCTACGATTGAAGAAGTACAGAGCATTGTAGAGAAGCTGACTACAAAGTTAGCAGCGGCACAGGAGTATCAGTTTCCACAACCAGAATTGACTTTTGTTGAAGACGAAGAAATTGATGTGACCGGTCAACTTGATAAAGATGGTTTACCTTGGGACGCACGCATTCATTCTTCAAACAAGAAGATGAAAGCAGACGGATCATGGACGCGCCGTCGTGGTGTTGACGATGTTGAGTTCGACCGAGTGAAAGCTGAACTGCGCGGTGCGGTGTTCAATCCGTCACAAGCACAAGGTTTACAATTCACACCAGCAGCGGCATTTGAAGCTGTAGACACTAATGAGATTGTGAACCCTGCTGTTCCACAGTTTGCTCCTGTCCCTGTTGCCGCTCCACAGTTTGCTCCACAGCCGATTGCAGCTAAATCTGCACAGTATGGTTTGAATGACATCATAGTAAAAATTCAAACAGGTATGCAGACCGGCAAGATCAACCAAGAATACGTTCAAAAGTTGATCGCATGGGTCAATGGTCAATTTGGTCTGCAAGGTGTGAGCCTTGTTGATTACGCTGCACGTCCTGATGTTTGCAACACCATCTATCAAACCCTAATTGAAGCAGGTCTCTAATGTTCAACATTACAGCGACAGCATTATCACGTTTTATGGTATGTAACGGTTCACGTTTGATGGGTGGCGTACCGTCCGTTGACGAAGATAACCAAGTCAGAGATGAGGGTAATGCTGTTCACTGGATGATTGAACAGGTGTTTAAAGGTGTAATGACAGCAGAGGAGCATGTTGATCGTAAAGCTCCTAACGGTGTCTATATCACTCCGAGCATGGTTGAGCACGCTCAGGCATTTCTCGAAGCTATCCAAGGTCAAGGTGGTCACGTGGAGCATGATACGAGCCACAGTGATCTAAATGGACAGTGGAGAGTTGGTGGACGTGCTGACCACATCCTCTGGCAGAACAACATTCTGTATGTTGATGATTTCAAGTACGGTTGGAAGATTGTGAGCCCGAAAGAAAACTGGACTTTGGTCAGTCATGCTTATTCTATGATCAAGTTGATCGGCGTATGGCCTAAGAAAATAGTGTTCCGTATTTTTCAACCAAGACCTTATCACCCAGACGGTTATGTTCGTGAATGGTGCATTGATTCAGAAATGATGAAAGCCCTATGTGATGATATGATTAATGCGTTGGATAATCCATCCGACAAATTGAACACGAGTGAACACTGTTACAAATGCCCCTCAAGGACACAATGTCCGGCTGCTCAAATCGCTATCGCCAACTCGATCGATGTGAGTGAATCGGTTTACGATAATGAGATCGACAACGACATCCTTGCTGAGATGATAAACAATATGGAGCGCGCATCAAAAGTGCTCAAAGAAAGTATCGATGCGTATACCGATTTAGCATTGTTGCGTTTGAAACAAGGTCAAGTGATAAAAGGTTTCGGGTTGGCCGCTGAACTAGGTAATCTGGAATGGAAAGAAGGTCTCACACCTGATGTGTTAAAATTGATGACAGGTGTAGATTTAAGTAAATTACAACTCGTAACTCCTACTCAGGCTAAGAAGCTTGGTGTGAACATTGATGCTCTTTGTGAACGGCGTAACAAGGGTGTCAAAATAGTCCGTATGGACGCTTCTAAAAACGCTGAAAAACTCTTCGGAAAGAAAGGTTAAATAAAATGACAATCGAAAAAGTCTTATTACCTGTTGGTCGTATTGTTGGTGGGCATCCGTTGCGCACTGAAACGAAAACCAACATGAAAACCAAGCAACCTATTCTCAAGGATGGTAAAGAAGTCTCTGAATGGCGTTGTAAGATTGCGATCCCTAAAGACCAGTTCATGCAAAATGTCTGGCCATTATTGGTTCGTGAGGCAAGCTTGCTCCATCCGGAAATTGCTCAAGGTGTTTATCCACCAGACTACTCTTGGAAATATGTAGACGGTGATTCACCTCAAACACCAAAGGGTAGTAAAATACCTTATAACCAACGTGAGGGTTATCCTGGACACTACGTCATCACTATCGCTACTGAGGCATTTATGCCATCGGTTCATAAATACGAGAATGGTGCATACCGTCAACTCGCAGAACATGAATTGAAGTGCGGCGATTACGTTGTGGCCAATGTGACGATCAAACCGCACAACACGAGCGACGGTGGTCTCTATATCAACCCGAACGGTTTCGAGCTGGTTGGTTATGGTACTGAGATCAACTATGTTGGTATGAGTAATCCGAACGATTTGTTCGGCGGTAAGACGTATCAATTACCACAAGGTGCATCATCTATCCCTGCTTCATCGGCTCCTGCTGGTGTTCAAATGCCGATGATGGCTCCACAGCCGCAGCAGCAATACGCTCCTGCTCCGATGATGGCTCCACAGCCGCAGCAGCAATACGCTCCTGCTCCGATGATGGCTCCACAGCCGCAGCAGCAATACGCTCCTGCTCCGATGATGGCTCCACAGCCGCAACTCCCTGCACCTGCACATGACTTTGTGCAGAATGTAACGGGTGTACCGCAGCAGGGGTTTACCCAACCTGCTGCACCTGCGGTGTACCAGCAACCACCCGTGCCCCAGATGCAAGGTGGTACTGTGCCAGGTGTGACTTCATACCCTACTAACGGAATACCACCCTTGCCTCAACGCTAGGGAGATCGCAGCGCGCTGGCAGACCGCGTGTATAACGTCTGCCATTCTTTTATCTATCCTCGGTGTAAAATGACCTTTTCTCTCGACAATGCGATTGTCTATGACATCGAGTCCTTTCCAAACTGTTTCACATTTTCAATGGAGATGTTGCGCTCCGATACAAAAGCAACATGGGAAATATCTGAGTTCCGTGACGATAGCGTACAGTTGATGGATTTTTTCCGCTGGCTCTCGCAATGCCAAGTTCCCATGATCGGATTTAACAACATTAACTATGACTATCCGATTTGTCACATGTTGTACGGCGGGTCACGCAAAGGATATATCGATGCGTATCAAAAGACGACGGAGATCATCGAAGGTAATGATAAATTCGGTCACATTATCTGGGCTGACAACCGTTTTGCACCACAGATCGACCTATTCAAATTGCACCACTTTGACAACCGTGCGCGCTCAACCGGCTTGAAGTCCTTACAGATCAACATGCGTTCTGAGAGCGTTGTGGATATGCCCGTTGAGAATGGCACGGTATTGACCAAACAGCAGATAGATGAATTGCTCATTCCTTATAACTTACATGATGTCACCGAGACAAAACGGTTCACGTTGTTCAGTGAAGAGGCGATCCAGTTCAGAATAAATATGATCGATAAGTTCGGTCTTGAAGTGCTTAATTGGAACGACACGAAGATTGGTGAACAGACCGTCATTCAGAAGCTTGGTGATGATCTCTGCTACGATAGATCAAGTGGTAAGCGGAAGATGCGCCAAACACCACGTTCTACCATCGCTCTCAAAAATATAATTTTTCCGTACATAAAATTCGATACGCCTGAGTTCAAGCGCGTGCATGAGTACATGTCGGAACAGGTGCTCAGAGCGGAAGAGTTGTCTATCGATGAGTTCACTTCCATTAAGACCAAAGGTGTTTTTACTGATTTAAGTGCTAATCTCGGTGGTGTCCAATTTCACTACGGTGTCGGCGGTATCCACGGTAGTGTCGAAAATAAGCGTATTGAAGCTGGCGGAGATTGGATCATTCGGGACATCGATGTGGCGGCTCTTTATCCATCGATTGCCATTAAGAATAACCTCGCCCCACATCATCTTGGTGCACCATTCGTAAAAATCTATTCAGAGTTACCCAAGGAGCGCAAACGCTGGCAGGTGGAGAAGGGTAAGAAATGCCCAGAGGCTAATGCTCTCAAGCTGGCCAGCAACGGCGTGTATGGTAAATCGAATAGTATTTACAGCGTGTTCTATGATCCACAGTTTACCATGTCGGTCACGATCAATGGTCAGTTACTCTTGTCCATGTTGATCGAAAAATTAATCGCAGTCCCAACACTTAGAATTATTCAGGCTAACACGGATGGTGTGACATATTACATTGATAAGAACCATGAACCCGAAGCCGCGCGCGTGTGTAGCATGTGGGAAATCCAGACCATGCTTACGCTCGAATCGACCGATTACAAACGTATGTGGATTAAGGATGTGAATAACTATATTGCCGAATCACTTGACGGTTCATTGAAGCTCAAGGGCGCATATTGGACTCCCGATCCATGCAATTACCATCATTCAATTGCCGATGCGCAGCCGGTGTCATGGCATAAGAACTTTTCTAACGTGGTAAGCGTGCGTGCCGCTGTTGCCCACATGGTTCACGGTGTCGATATTGAGATGTTTATCCGCAACTGTATCAACTCATTCGATTTTATGTGTGCTGTCAAAGTTAAGCGGAGTGATCTCCTGCTCTGGGGTTTACAACCTATGCAACGCAACACACGTTTTTATATCAGCACAGATGGTGAGAGTTTGGTCAAGCGTATGCCGAGCGTAGGACCAGCGGGTCAATTTAAAAAAGCCAATGATGTCCCAGATCACGAATATAAACGTGTCATGAACGAAACAGGCGGTCAATGGGATGAACGGGTCTGCACGAAAAATAAATCTAAATATGAAGCGCGTGAAACAGCCATAAATGCCGGTTATAAAGTAACGGTCTGCAATGATTCGCGTCAGTTTCGCTTTGATAATGTTAACTATAATTTTTATATCAATGAATCGAAAAAACTTCTTGTAATCTGATTCGTGGTGTGCGAATATGATTCGCATGATACAAACAACAGGAGTTACCAATGAGTAGAATTACTAAAGCATTAAAAATGTTAAAAAAGATCAGTGAAGCTTATCCCGAAAAGGGCGTCAAAGAAATATCACTTATGATTGGTGTCCACTTTTCCCAATTTTACAGATGGGAACAAGGTCAAGAGCCGCTGCTCGAAAGCTATCTTAAAGTTGAAAAGGTTTATAAGGGGCTACAATGATCTTTCTCACACCTTATGCACTGTGGCCAGCCGATAATGCTCCTCTTGTTGACCAAGTGGCTGGTAGATTCAGATCGCTGGCAACAGCATCAGGTTTCAAAATGGGCGAACATGACCGCAGATTAGGTAAATCACCTGACCCTGCGAATTGGCCGTACCATTCAAATAATGATCAGGTCAGGAGAGCAGCTTTTGAACTAGGATATTGGCGGGGCTACAATGGTTAAACTAGCCCTGTGCATCATCTTAGCAGTGATCAACTTTTACGGTTGGTCATATTGGATAGAGAAAAACCGATACGTTGAACCAGCTTTTAGAATGGAGAAGTGAACTATGGACGAATGGAAAACATATAACGGTGAAGGAACTCATCCTGAAGAATTGAAAGCTGCACATCCTGTCGAAATAATACTAAGAAACGGTGAAATTAAAAATGGTAAAACTCATGATTTCAATTGGGTTCACCGTCACAGTTTTTATGACATCGTTGCGTGGCGCAGACCTATGACTGCACTGCCGATAGACGAAGCAGAATACCAAGAAAAATCAAATGATACCCCCTCAGTCGACAACACGCTCACCGAGCGCGGAAACCGCTACGACCCATTCGATGAACATGCAAAGATTACTCAAAACCTCAAGCGGGTTATGCGAGCGCATCCTGGTTGGGCAAGGCTGTCCGATGCTCAGAAAGAGTCACTAGAGATGATTGTTCACAAGATCGGGCGCATTTTGAACGGTGATCCAAACTATGCAGACAATTGGCACGACATCGCCGGTTACGCTGGACTCGTCGATAAACTTTTGAATGGGGTGAAGCTATGAGTAAAGCACTAGAACTAATGGTCAAGGGTTTCATTTCAGAGATGTCAGTTGAAGACCAAAAGCGCATCAAAGACTGTAAGGAAATGCTGAAAGCGATAGTCAAGGACAATGACGATTGTGGGGTATTTGCTATCACGTTGGCTGCGATTGAATTGGAGCAGGAGAAATGACCACCACACCCCACGAAACGATTAAATATGTTCTCGAAACGCTGCTTGCTGCACAGAAAACAAACAACACCATTCCACCCGCTCAGCTTAATGATCGTATTATAGGATTGCGCTCTATGGTAAACACCACACCCCACGAAACAAAAAACGAGCCATACACTCTTGAAGACCTGCGCGAATACATCATCTGGTCAGCAGATCAACTCGGTGTATCCGATCAAGAGCAGCTTGCCCTGCTGGACGTGAAGATGGTGAGCGTAGAGGAATGGATGCAACGCTGGTATATTAATATCGAGCCTTATGTTGATTTCCTGATTGAGCGTGTTCAAATCAATGCTGTTGCCGCAAGGCTCGCGGGGAAGGATGAGAAATGAAAAGCATAACTGAAAGACGTGCCGATCTATATATGCACATAAAACAAGCTGAAAAACAGCTCAACAAAGCAGCAAATGCTGTAATAGTATTTGGTGCGACAGAAGAAAAACAACTGGAAATGGCGGAGGATATTCTTAAAAGCGTGATTAGCTATTTAACGGATTGCTCTCCTTATACATTTTCAGAAATGTGCTCAACGAATAAGGAGGAAACCCCATGACCCCCGAGCTACGCGCTACGATTGAGAAGGCAATGTCCGCTTTGGAAGGATTTGGACGCATTATGATGTTAAAGAATTGCTACCCTGATTATTCTTACTATAAAACGCTTTGTGAACTCCGCGCCGCACTTGCCGAGCCTGAAACACCCGCAAGCGAACCAGAGCAATGTTTTTGTCTGGGATGCGACCCGAAGCAAGGCGAGATCGGTAGAGAGTGCATAAATCCACACAAAGGAGAAAAAGTGATGAAACCCACCGAAGCAGAAGCAACCAAAGCCATTCAAGTAATGAGCTTTGCTAATGATGCCATCACATCCGCCGCAGAGCGCATGAACATCGACCCGCTTGAGCTTGCAACGGCTTTGCAGGGCGGCGTGATTGCTGAGCTGTATGGTGCACTCGATCAACTAATAGACGACATGAATCCTAAAGACGACACATACCCAACCAATGCTGGTATTTGTGAAGCTGCATGGGATAGAGCCAAAACCGCACTCGCCAAAATACCGCAACCAAAGGAGCAAACGAAATGAGTGAAGAATTATCCAGCGAAGCAATCGGCATTGTTCGTAAAATGTTTGATGCTTATGGTGTGCCAAAAGCGGATTTTTTTGACGATCATGCCAGTAATGCGCTGATCTATGCAGAGCAAAATGGGCGGGATGCCGCTTTGGAAGAAGCTCACAAAGCGTGCACTGATCTTGCCTCAAACGAGCACCAGCTATCTCCAGGCGCCCTGTACGGCGTGAACAGATGTTTGCAGGAAATATCCAAGCTAAAATCCAAGAAAGGCGGGGTGTGATGACCCACCCAACCCCAAAAGAACTGATCGTGCAAGTGCGGGAAGCACTGAATAGAACAAACACATTCGCAAATAGGTTTACTGGCAACGAAGCCCTCGACCAACTCTCCACCCTCTTTGAGGCAACGGAAGTGAGTGCGCGGGAGCTTGCTGAAAGATTATCATCTTATGAATTTATTAGTTTGGAATGCTTAACCAGTGCAAACCAGCACAAGTACAGTTATGACATTGAAAGTGCTACGGCTCTTATACAATCGCAACTTATCGCCGCAAAAAAACCAGATTGCCAGTATGAATGTGAAGCGGAAGAAGGTGTTTACGAAAAGAAATGCGCGGAACTTATCGCTGCGGCTGGTAAACGGGAGGATGTGAAATGACCCCCATTAAAACAAACCGCCTATCGGATGCTTCATTCCTGCGAACGCTGAAACGTGTGTGCGAACCGGACGCAGACGACATTTACCGCAACGAACGACTAGAAGAAAATCGCGCAACGCTTGGAGAAGGAAACAAAATGAACACAATCACACAACAAGAGTTTGATAATCTTCCTGTGGTGGATGGGATTACGCTTTGCCCAGCCCTTACTGATTATTCAAATATAAGAAGATTTGGCAAGGGATGCAGCTTTGGCGAGGGATGCAACTTTGGCGAGGGGTGCAGATTTGGCGAGGGGTGCAACTTTGGCGAGGGGTGCAGCTTTGGCGAGGGGTGCAGCTTTGACGAGCGGTGCAGCTTTGGCGAGCAGTGCAGCTTTGGCGAGTGGTGCAGCTTTGGCAAGGAATGCAGCTTTGGCGAGCGGTGCAGATTTGGCAAGGTATGCAGCTTTGGCAAGGTATGCAGCTTTGGCGAGGGATGCAGCTTTGGCAAGGCATGCAGATTTGGCAAGGGATGCAGCTTTGGCGAGTGGTGCAACTTTGGCAAGGGATGCAGCTTTGGCGAGGGATGCAACTTTGGCGAGTGGTGCAGCTTTGGCGAGGCATGCAACTTTGGCGAGCGGTGCAGCTTTGGCGAGCGGTGCAGCTTTGGCGAGTGGTGCAGCTTTGGCAAGGAATGCAGCTTTGGCGAGCAGTGCAGCTTTGGCAAGCGGTACAGATTTGGCAAGGGATGCAGCTTTGGCGAGGGATGCAACTTTGGCGAGTGGTGCAGCTTTGGCGAGGGGTGCAGCTTTGGCGGATTTAAATTTAAGAATAACAGAATAATTCAATGCCATTCAATTGGATATTCTGGCGGTATATCCTGTTGGCATGGTGAAGATGATGTTTATCGTTTTCAGATTGGGTGCAGATTTGGCGATGAAGAAAAAATATTAATTGCAATTGAAGAAAAATACGGCAAGGAAAGCCTTTACCACGATGCAATCAATCTTTTAAAGAAAATCGCGCAACGCTTGGAGAAGGAGAAACGGGAATGATTGCTACTGAGTTTAACTATTACATTGTAAACCATACACCATCGCAGATTTTATCCGCTGAAAATATAAAGGTAATAGTTAGCGCGGACGGACGTATTTACAGGCAACGTTATGAGCCCTCAAAATGGGGTGTAACATCGGGCATTCTATATGCAGATAAGGAAATCCCATGACCGACCCAATCTCATCCGCCATGTATCAAGAGTTGAACAAAGAAATCGCTCGGCAGCATGATACGATAAAGCGCCTTGAGGATGACAACAAGGCTTTGCGTGGCGGGTTTATTTTGCCTGAGAATTGGTTTTTATCGCGGCTTGTTCACCAAGCAGCCGATCTTTATTTGTGCATTGTTGTGGAAGCAAAAGACCTTGGCGGTAGATGCGTTGAAGAAAGCGGAACAACCCCATTGGACGCTATGCAGAACGCCGCGATTAAAGCATGGGAGGCTACGAAATGACACTGCACGAATACACCAAAGCTAAAAAACAGCAGCTTGCGGCATTTGAAAAAACGTGGGTTGTGCAGCAATCGGTATATCCTGAAACGTACCCTGAGCAAATGGGATTTGCTGAATGGGATGAACAACTAGCAGTATTAAGCGAGGTGTAACCATGCCAATAATCACAGTAACGATCAACACGGACACGCATAGGGTTATGCCAATTGAGCCATTATTTTCTGATACGGATGCAGAAAATATAGACAGCATTAGATTTAATGTCGAAGTGACACTAGATAAACTTTACGCAGAAATGCTTCGATGCTTGCAACCATACACAGGCACACTCGATGAACTAACCACAGAAACAGAACGATTGGATTTGTATGATGTTTGAAAAGAAAACACACAGAGAAATGCTGGTGCATGTTATGGGTATTTTGTTTATTTGTCTTTTGTTCTTTTGTTTTTTTGGAACGAACGGCTTGCTACTCACCATGGCATCATATGGCATTACAATAATATTGCTATTCACAACGAAGATTATTGTTGATTGGATTCACAGGGGGAAGTCGTGAACATGCTACATAAAATACTATGCTTCTTCGGCTGGCACGATTGGGAATACGGCGAAGGCATAATATGTAACGCACGTACCTGTGCAGCGTGTGGGCTTTATGAACCGTTAAGGAAAGATTAAAGATGACCAACGATAAACCAACAACAGCAGATCAGCACAATGCGCTTAATCACGTGATGGGGAATACGACTGGCTGGGAAAACGCACGTATAGTGGAAATCGACCCACGCGATGATAAACTAAACTGGTATTGCGGACAGCATGAAATACTAACCGTGAAGTTGATGGAGCGCGATGAAGTAATACGGGTTACGCGTGAGGCGTTAAATTTTTATGCCGATAAAAATACATACATAGACCTAGATAACTCTTGCTCTGATCCAGATTGCTGCACGCCATTTCCATATTATAAATATGAGCATGAAGATAATTGTGGTGATAAGGCACGTGCCGCCATCGCGCTTGCTGATAAAATCATGGAAGGGAAGTGATGATGGGCTAATAATGGCTAATAATCCATAGTGCCAAACGTAATAGTAGGCATTTTACAAGCTTCTCACAGCCACAAGTTTTTGACCATTTTCGTGACCTCACGAAATTGGTTTTAGGGTTTCGCCATAGCTGCTCCCTAGCAGCGTGTATCTCCCGTGAGATAGATACGTGGCGGAAATGGGGGACTGTGTATGGTCTAGCATACACCTGCCACGATTTCACTTAGGCAGCGAGGTTGAAGCACCGGAAGGTGTGTTTAGCCAAGTGCGGGGGAGGGGACGTTACTGCTATACGCCTTCCACCTAGTCAAGCGGGGGACTTGCCAAACCAAAACCTGTGCCTACTGGTGCTTGACGGTGGGTACAGGGGCTATATTTTAATTGGTGATTGTGCGAATACCACGAATGAGCACGATGGTAAGTGTTGTTTTTGTAGCTTCTTACAACATAAATCATTGTACATCACCATGTGCGCGGGAACTGCGATAGTGCCATCTTTTTATAGGAGCGAACATGACTCTTGAAGAGGCAGATAACCACATGTGGTCAACCGAACGTATAAAACTACTTATCGAAATGCACAGCAAAGAAGTGCCGCTGAAGACAATCGGCAAGCATTTTGGTAAATCGCGCAATGCCATAGCTGGAATGTTGTTTCGGTTGCGGCAGGATGGTTCATTACCAAAATCAAACAAATGCGGATACATAAAAATACTTTGGAAAGACAAAGTCGATACAATCTTCAAAATGATTGAGGATGGTTACACGCTGAGAGAGATAGCAACCGCGTTCGATACAACCAAAAATGCCATAGTTGGTATGATGCACAGACTGAAAGAGAAAGGTGTTGAAATGCCAAAATGCACAAAGAAACGACTCGATACAACCAATAAGCAAAATCATAGCGTGTGGAAGGATAACGTCGGTCTAGACTGGAAGCCGCTACATGTGCCAGAAACGCCAAAGGACATTGATGCAATGCTACGGGCTGGGTTAATGCGGAATGAGATTAAGACGAGGTATGTGGAGAAAAACAGCGGCCATGCGCAAACATGAGCCGCTGCCAATCAACTCCCCATCGTGCGAATGGGGTAACGGACATCTGGCTTAGCAGAGCCGCAATCAGCTCCCTTTCGGGCAGAAAGACATCCTATTTCTAGGGGTCTCAAACATCGGCCAAAAGATCGGCCAAATTAGTTAACGACCCACCGGTTTGAGGATAACCTTGCGGTCATAGCCTTGGCGGGTTCTATTGGTAAGCATATTATCCTAAAACACCGCTTTAATGCAATTATAGTTTACAAAAACAACCCGCCGAACAAGATCGCGCCTAAACATAATTCCCCTACGCTGGTATATCCATTTATAAAATTAGGGCGTTCCATGTCCTCAACTGGCCATCCGTATTTTGCTCCCCATTTCGCCCACACTGCTCTTGCCGCAAGGTAACACCACGGAATAAGTAAGCCTATCGGCGCGTAATACAAACCCGAAATATCGCCTCCTATAAAATACCAGCATATCCCAATGGGGAAGGTCACGTCAAAATAACGCTGTGAAAGCATGTGGACTTGCTCTGCGTTTTCAACCCCCATTCCAAGGGCATGAAATGGCATGAAAATAAGCCCATAGCCAAGCCAAACCCCCATGCCTAACGCAAGCCAACTTATAGAGCCTGTCGCCATGCAGCACGCTGCTATGCCCAAAGCGAAGGACAAAAATATCTTGGTGAACTTTTTATAAATGGAAGGGTGTGGGAACTCAATCCATCCCCCGTGATAGCGGCGGTATAGTGCGCCTATGATTGCCCATAACATAATCATCGTTCCCCACTGCGCAACTGATTAATAATGCTTTGCAACCCAATCAATCGGATACGGTATTCGTCACCCTGCCCCGCGAGGTCAAATAAGGCTTCAGGATCAACTCCAGTTTGTCGAGCTGGCTTTGCTTGTCCGGTGGGATTAGAAGCTCCTGCGGGATTGCTGGCAACTGGCACGGGGCATTTATTGGCTGTCCGGCGCAGCTTGGCAAGGTGAGTATTAAGCCGAGCAAGATTCCCCTGATATTCATAGCTGACATCCTCCGTTATTTTCTTGTTCTTTTCGCATGTCTCGCGGTATTGGGCTAGTTCCGCTATCGTTATTTTCATGCTTTCAATGGCATGACCGCGCTCGTTACTTACCCATGACTGCCACGCCAGGGCAGTGACAAGCCCAACGATTATTGCAATTTTCCAGTTAGCGAGTAGAAGCGACAGCATCGGTTATCTCAGGGTTATTAATCGTGAGCCACACATTATCCCCGTCATCAAGGGCTTCTTGTATCTTAGCATAAAGTGGCACAAAAGCATCCTTTGAATTTAAAATGCTGCGTTTGTCCGTTGCAACCTTATTGCCAACCAGAATACAGCCTTCGGTATTGGCTGCCACGTTGCCCGTATGAATACGCACACCTGTGAAACCTTTGACGTTTAAAATGATAGGTAGTGGTTTGCCAAAGCGAACACTTTGGGTTATTTCAACTGGATAATCACCTTCGGGAATGGCTGTTTCGCCTTTAATCTTCCATTGCTCAACAGGCACGCCCTGCACTTCACGAATAACATCTTCCAACGTGTAACACTGAAACTCGCCTTCCACATATAAACTGCCGATAGTGCAACCATTTTGCGATGGTTCACGCATAAGAAGAATCTTCATGTCACGCCACCTTTTTGAGTTTCACGGGGTGGTGATAGGTCATCACCTCACCCGCCTTTTTCACGTTGCCGTTGGTTTTAATGAGAATAATTGATAGCCCAATTTGTGATAAGGCGATTAGGAATGATCCTTCCAAACCGCCATTTAAACCCTTAATAACGTAATAGATTTGACCGCCTACAATCATGAACGCGGCGAGACTGTATAATCTTGAGAACGATGTCGGGCATTTGCGCTTATAAAAAAACGCCAACATAGCAAAATTAATGGCGGCAGATATGCAAATAACAGTGTTTAGAAATTCGTGATATGCGGATTCGAGTGTCATTTTCCTTCACCTTTTCCCATAATTTTAAGAACGAGATCAACCAAACTTGCGGGGTTTTTCGCAAAGTTAATCATGGTATCAGCAAGTGGAATAACCGTCACTGCGACAAAAAAACCAATACCTCCAGACATACCAGCACCAAGACTAAAATAATTCACAAGTGCGTTTGTGGTAAGTGCGGAGGCGGCAAAACCGATAGCACAAAATACAAGGCGTTTCCAAAGTGGTATATTGCTATTTTGCAGCATAAAAAACACCGAGCCAATGGCTGCGCCTATCTGAATGTCTTCGGGAATTGGTGTCATAGATTAACCCTTCTTTAAGCGTTTAGGAATTAAACCACAAAAGCTGCCTTATTTCAACGTGTATTCCCTAAACTTCTTCGGCACTTTAAAGTCCGTTCGATCTAGCATGGCTTGCATGATTATAAACCGATTCCGCGCCCGATAGTACGTCCGTGTCCTGTGGCAGTTTGAGCAAACCAGATCGCATTTTCTTAACTCTTTGAGTATTTCTTTCAGCGTTTTGCTTTTACTCTTACCAATCCCAAACTTCTTCTTTCCCCGATCAGGCACATGGCTAAATCTCCGATCTAAACGCATTGATAATTTGCAAGTGATGCCTATCCGCACCCTTGAAGATTGCCACCGTATGCAAGCCTTCCTCGGTTGCGATAAAGCCAAACTCGATTTTAAACTCATCGCCAATACGTACGTTAATGTCATCAGGTACGTTCGCCATGATTTAATCTCCTGTATATCCAGCAAGGTCAAGTTTATCGGCGGCGATAAAACCGGCTTCATTTGTTGTCCGCCATGTAGAGTATTCTTCATAGGTCTGCATCGCTTCATAAAGATTTGAATAATGCTCTCTACGCTCTAGTCCTACTAACTTGCCATCAACATCCTTGAGCTCATATGCGATAGATATTCTATGTTTATAACCAGCACCACCTTCGTTGGATGTAAAGGCAATGTTTGGTAAAAACTCGATTGTTTGAACATAAGCATATTCGATTGTTGTGATGATTTGTTTAGTCATAGTTTACTCCTTAATGAGCTACCCAGTTTGTTCCATTATAAAACACAGGACAAACCACTGCCCCGCCTCCTACAACAGCAGTTAGATATGTTGGTGCAAGAGCATCGGTTACATACGCCATGTCACCCTGTGTTCCTGCTGGCAGAGTTGCAACCGTATAGTTTTTTAATCTAACAGTTGAATTGTTTATAACCCTGTCGCTAAACGTAAACCCAGCACCACTTCCAACTGCATCAAACGTAACACCGCCAGTTGAACCTACCGTGGTTGAATAATAATTTGAAGCATTATACCCTACACGAAGCTGTTCAGTTGTTGCTATTGCGTGAATACGTGCCGAAGGCGTTGTACCCGCCCCAAAACCTACATTACCTACGGAGGTTATGATAAGCGAGCTGGATGGCGCAGCATTAGACATTTGAAATGGAGTAGCAGATACTGCCGTAGCCGCATCATTTAATCTTTGGATCGCAAAAGTGCCATTTGTTGTATCAATAACATTATTGGTTGAATTGCCAAATCGCATATACTTATAACCAGCGGCGTTATTAGTAGCCTGAACACCAATCCACGCTTCAAATTTTCCGGCAAAGCTCATATACGCGCCAGCTTGAGCACCAGAAGACGCCCCCACAGATACGGATAAGAGAGCACCCCCAGAATAAACGCCGCTGCCGATATTTCCCTCAAAAGTCATAAAACCTTTTGTGGAATCAGCAACATGAAGGACTTTAGAGGGTGATGCCGTCCCAATCCCCAACCGATTATTTGTATCATCCCAAAATAAATTGGCATTATCTTGGGCGATTGTTGAACCATTTGAGAATAGCAATGAGCCACTAGTCAATGCGGGTAAGTTGAACTTCCCATTAAACGTTGTCCAATCCGCAGCGGTTAAAAAACCCTTTGTGCCTGCGCTCGCTGCTTGTCCGTTCGTGTAATCAATCGATATAACACCGGATGCTGAATTAAAATCCGAAGCATTAAATGTCGCCGCGCCCTTGGTTGTGCCATCCGCCGCCGCATCCGCAATTGACAGCGTACGATTCGCTGATAAATCCCCGCCACCAGATAAAGGCGCGGTGGTTGATAGTGTACGGGATGATTGAACATACCCCGCATCATTCACAAACAAACTTACATTTTGTCCAGTCAACGCTGTAACCGCGCGCGCATTGGTGAAATACAAATTAGTAATTTCCGTTACCTGCGCGGTGGTGTAATCCCCAGTTTGCGCCGTGACCGCGCCTGTGCGCCCGAATACGGACGTGACACCACCTTCAACATCTTCCCATTCCGTATCATAATCAGCGTTAGTTTTTTTGGTAAGAACCTGTCCGGTTGTGCCTCCCGTTGGCACTCCTATGCCTGTATCTCCTTGCTCTCCCTGTGCTCCAACCGCGCCCGTATCACCCTTTGGACCTTGTGCGCCCAATTCAGTTATAGTGATGGGTGTCGGATCAACTGTCTCAACGATCTCACTGACAACTTCACCGGTGACTACAAGGTTCTCTTCAACAACTGTAACATGTGTATCATCGTTCGCCTCTAGAAGCGATATTACTTCCGGTGCCTGTTCTACGATTTCAATTGTGTCATCCATCTAACTCTTCATCCGTAGGTCGTTCTAATGTTGGATGTTCCCATTTGCGGATACTCTCCACCCCATCTTCACATATGAGATTGATCGTCCCGTTCATAGGGTCAAAATCTGCGATTGTTAAGCTTGGATAAATAGCTTTTATCTTTTCGTATAAAGTCATTAACGTACCCTCCTTGCATAAATGCCACCGTAAAAGGGACTGGTTGCATTTGCGTTGTGGTAGACACAAGCATAAACCGTGGTTGTGGATGCAATTGAAACACGCTTTAAAGGCAATGGAATACTTAAAATAGTGCTACCATCTCCCGTAAATGAGCCAATCCATGAAGCGAATCCAGCAACGTCGGCATTTGTGGTGGCTGAAACAGTGCTCGAACTTGCGTAGAATAAACTCATTACTTTAGTGTTTGGAACGATAACTCTAACCTCACCAAACACATCCCAATCTCCAGCCTCCAAAGACAGAGATGTCAGATTTGTTGCTGTTGCAGTTGCTATATTAACCGCCGAACCAGATGTTAAGAAACTAGATTTGTACTCACCAACCGAACCGGCCTGTGCGCTGTCATTTGTGGTCGTACCTTTAATGCCTAAAGTTGAATTAGGAGCAAACCTTGTTACACAGAGGATGTCTCGACCAGAAGACGGGTTAAGGGTTAAATCACCATCATTTGTACCTTGAATCGAAGCGCGTTGAGTAGTTTGTGCATAATCCGTAAATTGTAAAATTGCATCGGTAGTTCCGCTTGAAGGTTGTGTGACTCGTACTCCGAAACCGTTCACTGCTACCGTGTTCGCCCGAATACCGAGGTTAGCATTAAGATAATTCTGCAATGTCATATCACCAGAAGCATCAATGCGGACTCGCTCTACACCATTCGTTGCAATACCGAGAATGTTTGTACCGATACGATATAACCCTGTGTCCTTATCGGAATCGAACGTCATAGACGGGGTAGCTGCGCTTCCGTCACCGAAATAAGGCGTGAAAATATGCGTGCTGGTATTTATTTCACCGATCTTTACATCTGATGAACCGTCATAATAATTCACAACCCAAGGATTAGTAGTTGTATTTATCCAATGCGTCCCCGCAAGCACATAAGTTGGTCTCGATGAACCACTATTGTTCGTCAAGATATTTTGTTTTTGATTTGTCAACAGCGTATCGAGGAGAACAGTACCATTCGGATCGGCTGAAAAATCTACACTATTCTGGGACATTAGATGGCCTTTCCGAAACCAGTTATGGTATAATCTGTCGTTCTTTCCACATAAGCCGCTGCCGTTTGATTATAAACCTTCACCGTGCAGCCGCTTGCAGTCTTTGAAACGTACTCAAGTCTATCATCAACAGCACCGTCTTGCAAGGTGAACAAAACCACCGGTTCTTCTTTAAAAGGTGAGGAATATGTAATAGTTAAACCAGTGGAAGGAATCGTTACATCTACACCTTTTTCTTGTCGTTCAGGCATGTCGATCTTGACCTGAGCCATTACAACCCTTGGGCTTATGCTCTCATCGTTCGATGCAAGTTTCAACCTTAATTTGACATATCTCCACCTGTAGGAAGCGTTTTCCATCTCTTCCCAGTCAGTGTAGGTGATATTATCTTCACTAGTGCTGATTTGAAGCGTCACAAACCATGCGTTCTGATCGATACCTCTGAGTGATGACACAGAACGAACCGATGTCAGCGAACGAATGTTTGGACCACCTGTGCCTCTGAAAGAAGCGACCGATCTGATACTCGCTATGTCGCGCACTCTCAAATAAAATGACCCATACATTTCCAATTTTGCGGACATAATTGAATCATAAACATCACCGAGATCATAAGGTGAAGGTGTGAAATAATAATACCCAATTTCCGTAGGATCGATTAAATAAAGCTGATCGTTTATCACATGACAATTAACCTTAGTTCCCGACCATGTTGGTTCTTGGATAAGTGTCGTGACAAGGTTGTTCTCAACGCCGGAGTTGAAATTGACAATCGTTGTTGCTGAAGCACTCTCATTACCCAAAATATCCACAGCATATATCAGATAAGTACCGACCTGTATGGGTAGAGCAATGGAATTACCTTTGATGTCAGAACGCACGATTTGCGAATTATAGCGCGTGGCTCCACTGGTCAGAGATGAGTGTCTGATCACGTAATGCGATAGGTCAACGTCACTCACACCTGTCCAATTAAAATAGCCTGTAGCACCAATGATCGAAACCTTGAACGTAGATACATCATCAGGTATTGAACTCGCTCCCAGAAATTTCACGTTATTCAGACGTAAAGGCTGGGACAAAAGCATCTGCCCTGTTTGACGCTGATAACGGATTTCAAAATTATAGAACTTACCATCTTCGAGGTTAGTTAATACTACCCGATCAGCGTCGCGGATTAGAGTGTCAGGTCGAGACCACAGTGTATCACCAACTCTTTGATATTTTATAATCGGCTGAACCGTTGCTTCATTCGTATTGGTGAGATTTATGATCATGCGTGACGTGTAAGAACCATCGCTATTCTTACTCATGACAGTTTCATCTGAAGCTATTTCACCATTTAAAATCGGAGCGTCTGGTGTGTATGCACCAATCTGTTGGATGATGTTGCTTGTGAAATCAGGTATAACTTCTGTATCAGCATTGAACCGAGATGGTGCATAATTAATCGCGTTGATCTGAGCATTATGGTTCGTGTCTAAGGTTATCGATGAAACGACCAAATCCAACTGAGAAGAAAAATCGGTAAACGCACACAAACTATCAAGACCAGGTGCGCTGGCTATCAAAACAGGTGTGACAAAGGTGAACGTGTTTCTTTCACCAGGCACATTGACAATCTCGTACCATAGACATCCTGAACCGTCTGCGTGTCGTATGCGCGCGCCGAAGTTGGTCACTGTCGGGATGGTCAACGTTTCATCGATGGTGAATGATGTAACGTGTGTACCATTATCCGTCAGCGCAGTGATGCGACCTTGACCTACGCCGACTAACACGACATCGTTCACGAGCTGAATACGATCCCCTCTGTTGAACGCTAGGTTCTCAAAGTCCATGTTAAAGGTGTGCACTTCTGGTTGCAATTTCAGAGTGGCTAAATATCTACGAGCGTAATAGTAAGCCAAAGAAGCACTTGTGCAATTACTCAATTCTATGCGTTCAAAATCTGTTGCATTACTCTCATTGTACCCGTCTTGATAAACTATCCTTTCGTCTATCTGATAACCCTTATCAGGATTACGGAACTCAACACGAAAAGCATGTGGTAATTCTGGATAGGTGATTATTCCTTTATATCCCCAACTATTGCGCGGTGTTACAAGACCCTTAACCGTGTCTCGTTCGTTATCGACGATCACACTGTAAACACCATCCACGTAATGTTTAGTGGCCATACCCGCAGCACAAATGTCATTCAGCACATCGTCAATGCTCGCTTCATAATCTATAACGCGATTGTAAGTGAGACCTTTCTCACGGCAATAATCTGACCACTCTTCCAACTTGGATATGTTTATGCGCGCGTCAGGCAAACGCTTGCTCTCTACAAACGCATCGCACTGTAAAACATATCTGTAAATAGAAGCAGGATCAGAAGAAACACCCTCTACCCAACTATCGGTGTCCACATCGTAAAAAGGTATGATTGTTGAGCATATCACATTGTAATTTTGTATAGACCCGTTGAGCTGATCTGTACCAAGTATACGCATCGCAGTACCAGAGATGTCCTCTTGTGCTACTGGTTGAATATATCTAATACTTTTCAGAGCGGTCAAAGTACATTCATCAATCTGCTTATCAATTACCGAATCCGCAGTAAGACGCTTTATACGCACGTCATATTGAGCTGCTGAGGGAAAGACCATACGCTTAGAAATCCTTAAAGGTTCAGCAGTGCTTGCTGTAATTCTAAACTTGTTAGATGTTATCGTACCTGCCCCAATGGTCAGCGTCATACTTGATACTGACGGTGTAAAATGTGTCAGATCAGCAAAATACTCAGGTACATTGTTGATACGTTCGTCGGTCACTGTAGCACCTGAGTCCGTGACCAAGATTGAAGCAATACGTATGTGACCATAAGGTGTCGGCGGTACAGGATCAGATGGTAAAACAGAGTTAGCCGACGTATAGGATTTAAGAACTACTTCACCGGTATAGTAATTAAGAAACACCACATGGGAGTTTCTATAGAATACGCTGAAGTACCCCTGTCTATGAATCAATACTTGACCAATATATCTTGAAGGTATCGTTACGTTTTTAGATGAATAACTAATCCCTGCTGAACCTGAACTCCAATCGGACGTACCAGTTGGTGCAAATTGAAGTTCAAATTCAACCGATGCTTCAGTTCTGTTACCTGCATCATTGTAGATCGTCAAACCTCTTCCGAAAGTTAAATCCATCTCAGCTTCGTTGCTGTTGGTTTGAGTCGTTCTCAAAATATAACCTTCACTCGCTGCTACGACTGTACTTATACTTTCCTGATATACATCGTTTGAATAAATAGATGTTCCATCGCTAAGATCACCATTCAATTTATCTTCTAAATCTATATCACTATATTCACCTATAGGTGTCTCACCGAACTTTCTGTCTGTTATAACGTGTTTTCCGAACCCATAAGTGAAAAGTTGGCGCACATATTGCAGGTTTGAACTTGTTTCAGTGTAAGGTCTCGCAGCTTGTTTAGGGAACATGCGGTTTGTACCGAGATTAATCGGTATCACACCATAAGGATCGATAGCGTTCGATGCACCTTCGATAAATTGAGTCGTTGATTCTTTGACATCAGAGTTTCTATTCGAAGATGATTGTAGAGGTGTTGAAGCAATCATTGAGACCAATAGAGACCCGACCGCGCCGATAGCTGCTGTAACACCTGCGATCGCTGCTGCTGAACCCGCAAGCGCAGTTCCAGCAAGAAGAATAGGTGCAGCCCAAGCCGCAGCAACCACCACAGCAAGCATTAGGATGATAGCAAGAGGGTTTTTACCTTTACCACCCGCCGGAATTGCTATAATTGAAAAATGTGAATCTAAAGGCGGAATTAATTCTGCCCACAGTTCTCGCTCGACGGTTTTATCATCGATCATCACTTGAACTTTTATATTTTGCGGGAAAAGACTGTCGATAACACGCTCTACAGACATACCCTCATCAACAAGAATTGTCTTGCGATCAAGGTGAAACGGTAGAAGAGATGTCTGAACTTGCCGCATACCTGTAGAACCCTTCTAGCCTTCGTGACCACTGTCTTTCTTCCTTGTAATCGCTGACACAAGTTCCACAGCCGCGCTCACAATGTATCATCAAATTAGGCTTAATTACAACAGCCACATGTGTCGGTAGGTTGAGCATCCTAAACACCGCTAAATCATATTCTTTTTCAAAACCTTGCTCAATTGGCAACCAATCTTGACGGTGCTGTTGGTAATTATCGGCGATTCCCTGACGGTCTAAAACATCGGTGTAAACTTCATCATAAGAGGGTAGGATAATTCCTAATCGCTCCTGATAAATTATCCTAACTAAACCCCAACAGTCCGCACCGACTTTGCTTCTCCCGTGATCTTTGAATTGCACGTGGATGTAATCATTGCTCCACATTAGAAAAGCCCAGGAAACTTTGAAGGTGTAAAACGACCCGATGGAAAAGGTTCTAAACCCCAATAATCCAAAGTGAGCGCACCCTCAACAACCAGAGCATCATACGAGACACTGGACAGTCTAAAATTGTCGAACTCAAGTTCGACCACATCAGTGTCTCTCGATAAAACGACTTGGATTTTAACAGTGATCGACCTTTGCACCGAGCGTGCGTAACTCACGATGCTCCGGTCAACATTCTGAATGGACAGTTTGGCAGACACCGTTCCAGTTTTATCATCTCTCGGAAGGGATATTTTAAACGGGCAATAAATGTACCTATCACCATTGCTGGTTACGCCGTAAATGTTGTCGCCAAGGTCATCAAATTTTTCGTGCGCCACATTGGACAAGAGAATATCTTCCGCCAGTTCATCACTGTAAAGCGTGACCAGCACGATGAAAACATCATCAGTTTCTTGTGCATATACCGAAGATTTAAAATCATCAGTGACATCTGTCATGGTAACAACTCCAATGTCACCTTAACGTTCCAAAGGTTATCCATTGATTCATACGTTGGTGGTTCGTCGGTGAAGCGCGCAGTCATTGTTTCAGTCGTGCGCGGATGCACAAAGTCAAAAATCCCTGTGTCATTGGCAACGTAAAAATCATCAAACGTATCCAACAACGCATCGGTCAGTAACATCTGAATAGTGATGTTCCGAGGAGCCAATGTGGTGCGGCGGCGCACCTTGTCAGGACCCACGTCCATTGAAGAACGCAGTTGACGAGCAGGAGGGGTTTCGTTAAACGCATCGCGGCGTATCACAAGTGTGGATGGCCACGTTGTCATTCTTACCTCGTTATCAGTCTGCGTTGTTGATACGTATTGAGCGCGTGGTTCGTTGCTGTACCCTGTGTACCTAACTTCTCACTCACAATGCGATCAATCATAACATCAATCTCAACACCTTGTGAAGTTTGACGCTGTTCAACCTTCGTTGAACTATCGGAATTATTATACACGTTGACTACAACGTTACCGTTGCCGCTTGCACCGCTGCCAGCATCATTGAGAGCCACGCCCAGCGACCCGTCCGCGCCGCGCTTGAGAGGCATAACAGCCTCAGGACCAGCCTCTCCCATGAGGCCAAATTTGCCTCCGCCGGCGAACCTAAACATTGTGGGGCTGTTATAGATGCCATTGGTGAACGCGCCGCCTTTGGCATATGCACCTGTCAGCCCTTGTGAGAAACTGAAACCGGATGACAAGTCAGCGTTAAAGTTGCCCATATCCGTATAAGATGATCCACTTGATGCGCCGAAGAGATCACCGAAGAACCCACCTGCTACGCTCGATAAACCTCCGTCGCCACCGAATAGAGTTTCTAACCCGCTGTTTATAAGTTTATCGAAGATTTTATTGAGTATGTTGAGTACGGAGTTACCGAACGATTCCCATGCGGATTTACCCGATGAAAGACCGGATATCATGTCGGTGATGAAACTCTTCGATGCGCTCTTTGCGAAATCGACACCTTCACGATAATTATCGTTTGCTACTGACAACTCAGCCATAACTTTTGCTTTGTTGGTCAATGTTTCAATTTCCTGTGGACCAAGCTCGATACCTTTACTGTTTGCTTCGTTGAGCAACTCAGTCTGATATTTATGTTCAGCAGCGGCCTTACCGGACAGACCAATGGCTATCCGTTCGTTTTCCAACGCTGCTATTTTTGAGTTCGTACCTTCAATAAGTTTCTCGTAATGGTCGACTTCGATCTTGGTCGATTCTTTGGTTGTTTTGTTTCTCTTATTTTCTGACTCCCTCAGTTTATCTGATACGGCTTGCATTTCCGCAAGCCTCATGGCACTTGATTTGATTATAGGAAGACGTTCAGCAAGACCGTCAGTGGCTTTTTTTCCGTTTTTAATGTTTTCATCAATTAGTCTGTTGACTTCTTCTTGTTCGATAATATATGCGCGCCTTGCTACTCCATGGAGTTTCATCGCTTCAATTTGATTATAAAGTTCTACCGTCTGTTTGAACAACCTATCAGTTAAATCAGTTGTTTCACCTTTTGAAGCCCTTATATCATCAGCCCAACCACGAACAGCGTCACCTGCTTTATCAAACACCTTATACACATAAGCAAGACCACCTGCTAAAAGCCCTACAGCAGTCGTTAAAGCACCTATTGGCGTAATGACCCATGCAGCAGCCATACGAACAAAGGCAAGAGTGGCCGCACCTGCCGCAACGGTGAGTGAACCGATACCTACAGTCGCAGCGGTTACACCCGAAACCACAGCAGACCAATTCAAGGCTATGAGCGCAGCACCGAGAGCGACTACAAGCGGTGCGAGATACTGTATCGAGTCTGCCAACAATCCAAGAGCATTTGCGCCAACCGTAGGCCAATCGACCATTTGTAAGCCGACTACAGCCAGACCGGTTAGTGCAATGGATAGGATGGACACAGGGTTGATTACCTGCGTGAACGCCGCCGCAAGACCTTGTAGAGGGTTTTTCATCGAGTTCATGATAGCCGCAACCTGTGTACCTTGTTGCATCGCTACGAGCAGTGGGTTCATACCCATCGAAGCCGTCACCGCAATATCTTGGAACTGTGCGGCAATGTTTGACGTGTTAAAACGGTTAGGGAGCTGATCGTTTGCGATACCGCCAACGCCGCGCCGCGTTGTCACCGGCGTAGGTCTGCCAACACCGGCTGCACCGGACAGACCGGTTTCAGATGCGCGCACTGCAAGGTTTGCTTTCTCAAGCGCATGAGCAACAGAGATCGAACGACGCATTATCTCTATTCTTTTTTCATCTTCTCTTGCGGCATTGAGCCTTACTTTAGCTTGCGCAATCTCGGCCTCGGTTGCCGTCTTTGTAGCTTTAGTTTTATTGTATATCTCACGCGCAAGTTGTGTTTCAGCTTTAGCAATAATTGCAGCAGACTTTTCCACAATAACTTTGGCAGCAAGCGAACTTTTTTCTAAACCTTGTGCGGCAAGACGAACTTTATTCAACTCTATAGTTGCTTCCTGAAGTTCCTTAGTTTGTGCACTAAAAATGAGTTCGGCAATCTCAGTCATTATCGTCTACCCTTCTTCGATCTAGCGTTCTCAGCCTGTCTTTTCTGCGCCTCTTCGTTCCTCGATCTTATACTCAGTATTTCTTTATTCGTTTCTTCGCAAAACGCCTGATCCATAGCTACGATAATATCATATTCCCAAGAATAAACAAGGTTCGCAGTAAGTTCTATCCACGCTTTCACTTCGCTCGGTGGGAGCAGATAGCACAGACCTTCACGGGTGCGCGATATGGACTGGTTTAATTCATTGAACCAGTTCCAAATATATTTTCCAGACTCAGGGATTTTAAACTCAGGGCTATATTCACCGACCCGTTCGTTTCTCTCACGACGGGTCTCACCGCGATCATCAGGTATGTCGTACCGTGTGAAAACACGGACAGCTTCAACAAGAGATGTTTTGAGTGTTAAAAAAAAGCCTTTTCATCTACAACCTCTTTCTCAATCTGAGAGGCGACGAAAGGAATCTTCTTGAGAACCGTATAGACGTTCTTCTGATTGAACGCTGGTTGCTTATCACCATCGAGAGTGAGGTCATTGCTCCACTCCCAGCCGGTCATTGCAGCGAACATCATAGCGAGATTGTTTTCTTCAATCTCTTCCGCATTGAAGTGCTTGTTGCGCGCTTCTAAACGCAACTTTTCATCCAAAAATTTGCGACGAACCTTTTTGACTTTTTCATCATCAAAAGAAACGAGGTACACCTTAAGACCAATGGGTTCATCAGTCTTAGGGTGCATTATCTCGATGACACGTTCGTTAGCTTTTATTTCTAGGATTTCCATTAAGCGACTGCCGATGTTGGAGATGTGGTTGCACTTGCGTTACCGGAAGCGTTGCTTGCCGTTACGCGCAGAGTGATGCGTTTGCCGCTCTGAGCAGCCAGAAGCACGTAAGTGCCGGAGGTCGCGCCAGAGATTGCGATGTTGTTTGCGTACCATTGGTAAGCGTAAGTGATTGTTGCGTCGCCAGCCCATGTACCGTTTGCGCCGGTGAGCGTTTGACCGACCGTAGCCGTACCACTGATCGTTGGAACAGCGGTAACGTATGGTGCAGTACCAGCAGAACTTGGAGCTACTACAATTTCTTCTTGTTGAAATGCCAACATGAAGATTTCAAGATCAAAGTCTTCATTACCGCCGCCTGGACGCTTTGGGCCAACTACAAGGCCGCGATTGTAAATCACGGTGCCAGTTGCACCGGATACACCGTCAGCGCGCACTTCTTTGAAAGCATAATTACTATTATGTCCAACAGCAGCAGCAGTGCGGAGAAGGATTTGACCTGCATCGGTAGCCGAACGTGCAACTTCAAGCTCAGGTGAACCTGCGTCAGTCATACCCTTAGCTTTTTGAATTACATTAGTGTCCCAAGTATTGTAATTCACGATGTTGGTGTTTTTACCAATTTCACCGCGACGACCAATACCCGTAATTTCTACCCACGTCAGGGCTTCATATCCGGTTTGGTCAAGTTCACTGTTTTGCGCTGTAGCGCAGATATAAATTTTTGATGCTGCGTTTGTATTCGCCATGATGAGAAGCCCTTTTTCAAAAGTTAAATCGAGGTCATCCGACCGGCGCGCTTCTTCTCATCCAAGAATTAGCAGACTACATAGTATTTAAATCACATCTCATTGTCAAGTCAGTTTGGTGATCTCTGGGCTGATCGTGATCTCACCCTCGATTAAACTCTTAACATAAGACCCGCTAATCAATTTGAGTTCATAACGATACTTCCCGTTCAAATCATCCGTGTTGGTCGCGGGGATGCTCAGAGTCACAGTGCCAGCCGTACCACCAAGAGTAATCCGACCGTTCTCAGTCGTTAGAGCAAACTCTTCCGTTTCGTCAGTGTATTTACGCTTAAGGTGCATTTTAGCGGTATAACCGGTCAGGTCATTCGGTGTCGTACCGTCTGATTGATACCAAGTTATAACCCTTGTAAAAGTCGCGCCTTGTTTAATGGTCATATCATAATCGGACATTCTAACCTCCTGAGAAATAGGAATAACGTATGGAAAGCGGTATCAGTATATCAGGTGGTGATTCAAGGACTTCTCTCAAATTAGGATGATCGGTGATTTTTACCAGCACATTGTTACCGGTGTTGGCGAACTTAGAACCCTTGGTGAAACCCGCAGCAATCGTCTTCGCTACTTCCATCGCCGGATAAATACCTTCATTATTCATTGGCCAATGCAATATCAAACGCAGAATGCCCCTGTATGTTTTACCTTCTGACCAAAATTCACCCTCGATATTGTTCGGAATGAACACAATCTCTAACCATTTCCCCGCGCTCGGGGGATCAAAGGTCCTACCGATATACTTGACCGGAATAGTCAGGTTCAGAGCAAGAACCGCTTTTTGCAAAGCTTCAATGATATAGCGTTCATGATCTATCATTTTTTGAACTCCTGCACTGCGGATTTGACGTGTTGCGGAAAGTTCTGAACCGCTATGTCAAAGAAACCGCTACGAAGATTTTCATATTTAGCATATTTAGCTGTCCAACCCCAGAAAAAAACATCTCCCAATTTCATACGAGCTAGTGTCGCCTCTAGGAAGCTGCCATAATTGTCTGAATTATATTCCGCCAAGACACCTGCTTCACCAGGTCGTCTCTTGCGACCCCTACCTTGGCCTCTGGGTATGTCATTCAACATTGCCGCGCCTGAACGCCTGAGAAACCCAGTATCAACCGTTACAAAATCCTGAGCGTCTCGCACTGTCTTCTTTATCGACGTGCGCACCACCGCCAAGAGTTTATCCTCGGTATCTATGATGAACTTATCCACCTTTTCAGAAAAGTTAGCCATTTGCAGCCTCCTTTGCCTGATCAATCCATCGCACGTTGTAATCCGCTCTACAGCGGCAAGCCACAACCTCAGCCGCGGGTGCGCCAAGCGAGGTGTCGCCAGGAAAGTTCAGGCGCGCGCCAGATGGAGATACAAACGGTTCATCAATACCGATAGGCTTACTGTATTTGTATTTTTCACCCATCACACGGTGCGTAGTGCGCGTTCGACCGTCACTCGTGTCCTGCCAAGACTTCTCCACAAATTTATGCTTGATAATACCTTCTTTTATGGCTTGTTGGATTGAGTCCCACTCTGCGCGCCCGAATGCCTGAGCGGTCTCAGTACGCGCAATCATTTCACCGCGATAACGCAAAGCCTTCGTTTTATAAGCTGTAACGAGCTTCTCTATCTCTTCGGGTTTAAGTTTGATCCCAGTGTCAATGGACTTTTTGACCAATTTATCAAACCTTTTATCACGAAGCTCATATTCAAAATACTTCTTTTGACCTTGTTCAAGAGACCTTCTGATGTTATCGACCGCCTTCGTCTGTCTTTCGGTGAGACCAATCACGCCGCCTTCACGCTGCTTGGTGGACGGGTTGATGCGCCCCACAATGTCCAAAGCCACGGTACGCGGGTTCTCACCCCGAATCACACCTGATTCGAGGGTCGCTCGAACGTTTTCGCGCACTTCATCACTGATTCGGGTTATTAAAAGCGATGAAGCGGTACGGATATTCTGTTCAACCTCTGGATTTCGCATATCAAAGGTAAATACGACCGGTCCGATCGGGCTTTGGATCACCTTCGGCCAGCTTTCGACAGTGGTCTCAGCGGCTTTTTGGTAAGCGTTTTCAATACCGTCGAGAATAGGACCCAATGTCGCGGGGGTGAAGCCGGACGCTCTGAGCAAAGCATCCACATCGTTATCCACAATCGCTTTGACCATCTCATTAAGCATGGCGCGGTCAACAATTCCTTGCATTACCTCAAGAAAAATCTCTTGCACCTGTGGATATGTCAGTTGATAAAGTTTATCGATGTTCATTTATCCCCCTTTGCGGACGATGAACTTCCATGCGACTTTTGTGCCCATTGCAGGAACTGAAATGTCCCTGATTATCTTATATCTTGTTCCATCAAGCTCAATGAAATCTTTTTCACTCGGTGTGACACCATCAAGCACTGAAGAGATGACCTCAAGATCGGACGCTACAACCGAGGAATTGTCCATGTATTTCTTCGACACACCCTTAGCAACAGCTTCGATTGTGTAGGTTGTTTCGGTTGATGTACCAGGATTATCAGCAGGGCCCGTGCCAGGTGTGATCGTGATAAGTTTAGCAGTACCCTGCTTAAACTCTTTCATCAAATCTTTGGTCAGTTGTTGCAGGTCATCATAGATGGTCACGTTCTCACCGATCCGCTCGAATAACCGTTGCGCGATGACCCGACACGAGGGTCGATCAGCACGTTCATCAGCGTGCCTATAATTGGCATCTGTAGCTGTATCTCAGAAGCATCGTTGGGAATGATGTATTCAACATCCACCGCTCCGTCTACCATCGCGCTCTTGTACTTGAGAGGCGTGTGGTCAACAGTGAGTGCGCCAGCAGTGGTGGCTTCCCTGAACGCCGCCTCATAGGTAGCGTAGAGCACTTGATCGGGGATCGCGCTCTCAGAGAATACATGTACAGGGTTGGTATTGGTCTGCGCAGCGGCTCTTGGCCATTTGCGCGTCTGGGTATAGCCGCCAACAGCGTAACCATACCATAGATGATCATATGCAGTGTCGAGCCATTCTGAAGCCACGAGCAATGCAGCAGTTATGATTGAATCGTCCCAATCAGAAGAAACGACACGACCTCTGGAAACATGATAGTCTCTGAATCCACTGGCCGTACCGTAGCTCATTAAACACCAGCCATTGTTTTCTTGGTATCTTCAACCAATTGTGCAAGAGCGTCATCTTTGATGTTCTTTGCGTATTGCACGCCTAAAGAATCGAGATATTCCTTCGCACCTTTACGGTCGAATGCGTCTGCTTCTTGAGCAGGTGCTTCAAAGAGCACATGAATCTTTGGGTCAAAGTCACTCTCATTGATTATGACAGGACCGTTAGTTGTCGAAATGACCACAGTTGGAAGAGAATCAGACATTATTTTTCCTTTTCATAAGAAAGAACAGGCGGGGTTTTCGCCCCGCCTGTTTCAGTCGATTAGCCGAGGAGGGTAGCAATGTGGTTCGTTTTAACAGCTTTAACGCCCCATGCCAAGCCTACTTCGTAGCGAATCTTACGGTATCCACCGTACATCCGAACTTCATAGGTCAAGCCAGAACGAGGATCAGTGATCATCATGCTGTCCATTGCGTTATCGCCTTCTTGTGGAAGAGCAGGAGCACGAGCAACCAAGTGCAAAGCATCCTTGGAGAATGCAATGTTGCGAGTAGCACTACCAACAACCGTAATCGCTACGGTGGAAGCTGCCAATGCTTTACGCAGACCAGGAGCAGCCAGAACAACTGTACCGCCTCCAGAAACGTCAGCATCACCCGTTACAACTTGGTAGATGTTAGTGTCACCAGCAAAGGTTATCAGATCGTTAGCCAAGATCGTACCTGTACCAGCAGAAGCCAAGGTAATGGTCGTTGCTCCAACAGCATAACCAGCGTTATTGGTGGTTGCAGAAGCCGCAGTACCCTTGGTGTGGGTTTGGATACCAGCAGATTCCTTGATCGAGAAACCACTCAAGTTCAACAACTCACCGTCACGCAGTGTCATCGCTGTACCTGCTTCATTGACCTTGGTCAATTGGGTCAGGGTACGCAATGATGCACCAGCAGCGGTATCGATGATGAGTGAGCGTTCGCTTGGGGGTGCGCCGTTGTCTGTCAAAATCTTACGCATTTGAGCAGCTTCACCAGTGTTCGTACCGAACGGGGTGGTTGCAGCCGTACCGTATGCGCGAGAAGCAGCAGCATAAGCTGCCGTTGCAAGATCAACTTCGATTTCATTGGTGAGCGTGCGAAGTGCTTGAGCAATGAGGTCGCCTTGTACCGTGAGGTAGCCTGGACCGTTGTTCAAACCCTTTTGTTCTTCACCTACGAAGCCAAACTCAACACATTTAGCCTTGGTGATCGCAATCTGACCATAACCAATCGTGCGATCAGTTGGTTCAGGAACAGTCATTGCAGGAGAAATGTTTGCCGAAGCCAGCGACGGAGCGACGGGATAGGTAACATATTCGTTGACAGCAGCGCGTTCAGCCGAAGCATTACGTGTAACAGAAGGAATGAAACCAACTGTTTCGCGTGAAACAACGTCTACCGCTGCAAAAAGATCGGGGATTAAACCAGTTAGGGTATTAGCCATGTTCGTAACCTTTCATATTGAAGGTGCGAACATTAAAAAGAACGCACCGATTGTTGACTTTTCAGGGCCATCCAGCCGGTGCGCTTCTTCTCATCCAAGAATTAGCAGATAGTAACGTATCATTATTCTATTACTCAGTCAACGGTAACATTTCACCGCCTTTAATTTTTGCGGCAATCTCAGCCTGTTTGTTCGGAGCCAACTTAGAGAACTCATCACGTCCCATAGCTCGATTGGGGCGACCGCCACCTGCTCCCTTGCTGCCACTGCCAGCTCCGGTATCGGCGCGCACCAAGGTATCCTTTTGAGGGTGTGATTCGACAAGAATTTGGAACGCCTCTTCAGGTGTTGCATGTTCCCCAGCTTTGATCTTGCTCAAGAGACGATTACCCGCCTTATCATAAGCAACGATCTGGCCATCTTCAACCTTGAAGTATTTGCTAAAGCTGTCCTTGAAGATGTCATGTGGTATTGCCACCGAATTACGAACAAAATCACTGTTCGAGAAGATACCATCGATCTGCATTGCGTCAATCTTGGCTTGAAGTTGGCTCAGTGAATTGGATTTTTCATTCAACTGCGTATTGAACTGATCAGTGATCTGCTTTTTAAGCTCATCAACCTTACCTGCATCGATCAACTGTTTGGCATCCAATTTACCAGCGATCTCAATTGATTTTCTAGCAAGGTCTGGGTCAATACCGTCAAATTGTTTCAACTTTGATTCGAGGCTTTCTTTCTCTTTACGGTGCGCCATCGCTTCACCGTTAAGCTTGGTAATCGTATCGGTCGAAACGACCATCTCACGACCCGATGAATCGATGAACACTGGATCGCCGTCTTTGAGGACGATTGCGCCAGATTCATCAGTTTTCCATGTTTTCATTTTAGTTTCCTTATGGTTGTTGAACTAGTGGACTGTCTGCCCCGTCCGAAGGGATTTCATCCAATTGACGTTTTTGTTCATCAACGAAATTGAACTCGGGAGAAAGCACTTTCCTCCGTTTCAATTCGCTCAAGAACGTCTCTTGTGAAATGTCGCCGCGCGCACGTGCTTTATCGAGTGCATCTAAATCTTTACCGTTATCCAAAACATTGTCGAACCCAGTGAACACGTTCACCTCTGGTTCGTAATCAATCTTCATCCATAACATTGTGATTCGCATTGCGTTCTCAAGTGTGTCTTTGAGACCCAACGCCCACGATGTCACCGCGCTCTTCGCTTTACCCGCAGCGATCGCCGTTGTCGTGTTGGTCAACTGGCTCGACAGTGCAGTGAGCGGCTGACGACCCAGTTCGCGCAAATCCTGTTTGGTTTTGTCGATGTTCTTCTGCAAAAACTCCATCGAGTTAGCATTGGGTTCAATGAACTTCCACTCACCATGCCCACCTGCGCCGTCTGGTACACCGTAGAGCACGCGCATTGGGCCCACTGCTACTTTCTCATCGGTTTTACCGTCTTGCGCTTTCTTCGGTTTCATCCCGTTCGCAGCAAGCATTGGATAACCGGCCATCGTCTTGATAAACTCCAAAGCCGATTCGTTTTGATAAAGTGTGATTTGCAAATCCGCAGCATCGCGCATCACAGGCATGAATTTATAACTCTTACCTTCCCTGCGCCCTGTGATAAATGGAACGACAGGAATAAGATTGACGCTCAGAACACCTTCTTGAATTTTAACAAACCCATCTTCAGGTTTCTTGGGTTGTTCGACCTTCTCATAAAGCGTCCATGTGATCGTATCACCTTCACGTTCAAAGACGCGAACGCAGTCGTTTTTATCAAGTGTCAACGATGGTTCAAATACTCTGAAATAGCTGATGACCTCTTTCGCACCGATCACCGCCGTGCGAACCTCCAAAACATTCTTCGCAAGAATGTGGCTCCAAAATGGTCGGATGTTGGCACGTTTGGCATCGGCCACCGTGACGATTGATACGTCTGGTGCAGGATAATCAATCAATACCCAATCGATCGCATTGTTAATGCCGTTGAAAAATGTTAACGCTGAGAACACAGAGATATTATTACCCGCTCCGTCCACGTCTTCGATAAACTCATGTACCTCGGTTGGTACGCTATCACCACCAATGACTGTAATTTCTTCCTCAAAGGGTTTGTACGCCAGACCCTCAAGCACGTCGCGGTAGATGTTGGTGAATTTGGCTAGGCTGAGGCGGAATTTATATTCTTCACCAGCCTCATCTGGGAACATCGGTAAGTATTGTTTAGACGCGCCCTTGATGCGATGTTGACCTTCAACAATGTCCTCAACTTTGTCCCAATATGGAACCATCGAATCGATGTCACTTGAACGGCGCATGAGTGGGTGAATATATGCACTAGTAGCCATAGGAACCTGTCTCCACTTGAGAGGAATTGATGTCCGCAGGATAATACATCATTACACCGCTATCAGCAAGGTTTGGTGATTTCGTACCTTTAGGTGTCTTTTCAATCAAGAGTTTCAACTTAGTCGATTTGCCGTGTGTGGGCTGTGCTAATTCTTGACATAACTGTTCAATCAAAGGCATGCGGCTGTCAAGTGAAATCAGCTCGTCAAAGGGGTAAATCTCACCAGCAGTGACCACTTTATGCACCTTGTAGAAGCGCGTGCGCAGCGACCACCATGCTTGCGCCTTGAAGTTCTCATAAAAGTCTTTGTTGAGAATGCTCTCACTGTCGTCGGGAATGATGCGGTCGTAGGGGCGAGTCACTGCTGCACCTGCGTTCCACGGTATGAAGGGGAGTCGCTCTTTGTCGATGAGTTTGTCGTCCACCAGCCGGTTATACTCTGATTTGACCCCTGACCCCACGCCGATGCAGTCATATTGGCACTCGATGATACCTTTGATGTCGCGGCACTCTGTGACGGCTTTGCGCGCAGTGACCCCTGTGTCGCGGCTGCCCCACTCCTCGCAGGTGCGCCATACGACCCACTCGCGCATGGCCAGTGCATTGCGGTCAATGCCGCCATCGGCCACGTCCAGCCCTGCCACCCACCGGCCACGGTTGACCTCGACCGCCTCTTTAAAGCCTGGGATGCGTAAATGTGCATCAATGGCCGAATGTATCCAGTCGAGCGGTATGACCGTGTTCTGAATGGCCGCAGAATAGTTGCGGTCCACCTCCTGCGCAAAGACGTGCGCCATACCCTCCCGCTCATATTTGGCCTTGCGCAGCTCATACCATTCTTGCGTCTTGAGCGGATGGTCGCGCCAGTCCATGACGAAGACCCGCACCTTGCCCTTGGGGAGCGGCACGCCGCGCTGCCACATGACACCGTTCTTGCGCCGCCGGTGGAACACGTTGCCCAACCCATTGACGGATGAGATGTCGATCTGCACGTTGGTGGTGTCGCCGAGCGCAGCCTCGATCAGCTCAGGCCGTTCATAGTGTGCGGCCTCATCCTTGAAAAAGCGGCTCTTACGACCCCCCCGCCCAATGTTGTCCCCAGCCTCGCCGGTGATGCTGGCTCCGTTCTCAGGGTTGATCAATTTCATAAATGTGGCGTGCCTTGACCAATTAAAGTCTTTGGGTAGCCAGAGCGGGGGGAGCCGTTTGAGAATGAGGCGCATCTTCTCGAAAATGCTGTCCGCATCGCCCAATTTGTCCACAAGCTGCTCCTTGCGCGACCCCCAGCCGGTTGCATCATTGGGTATGAACAGCCAACACCAGATGCTATAGGCACAGCAAGCCCATGTTGCACCCATGTCGCGGGTCTTCTCGTCCAACCCACTCTCCTGCTCAATGTCCAAGTCGCGCAGGAATTGAATAAACTCGACCTGCTTCTCAAAAAAGACAAAAGGTGTCCATTTATTCTTGTCGCGCCGTGGGTCATAGGTGTCCATCCAGTCCATAATGAACTCCGCCGGACGGGTGGAATAGTAAGTGCGCGCACTGGCCAACATGGTGGGGTCTGCCGTCATGCGGCTCAGTGTTGCGTGCCGCCACCGGTACACAGCGTCATAGTCGGGCGGCCACTCCGCATGGGACAAGCCTTTCGGCTTCCACATTTTGAGCGTGGGTCGGTCGTTGTCATTCCAGCCTAGGATTGGGTGCATTGTTCGAGCAATTCAAGGTAAGCTTTCTCCGGCACAGCCTCTAGTATCTTCTCCTTGGACTTCTCAGCCACATAATTGCGCAAAGGGGGCGGAGCGTCAGGTGATACGAGACCCATATAGTCGCCCAACGCCTTAAGTGATGGAAATTTATCGTGCATGACCACTTTGATCGCCATCCCATAACTGCCAGGCCTCGTCTCAATGGACTTGAGGGCTTGCATCTTATGTTTCGGTATCGATTTGAGGTCTTTGAGCGTCACTTCGCCGTAATGACCTGGTTCCAAAAAGTCTGAGATGGTACTGAATGCAATGTTAGCATGTTCATCAATGACCCGATCGGGACTTATGTCATAACTACGGGCAATCTCAGTGATCCGCTCGGTAATGGCGGCACGTAGGAGCGGCTTGTACAAAGCATCGCGTGACCGGCGTATGTACTCAGCGGGAATTGGTAATGTTATAGCGTTGGCGATCCGTTGGTTGGAACGCACTTGCTTTTCTACAGCATACTTAACGTATTCGTCAACGGCGGCTCGTTCCAGTGGTTCGAGCAGATCATAGGCTGTGGTCGGGACAAGGTTAGTCATAATTGTACGATAACAGAATGTGGTGAACTTGGTCAAGCGGGGTGGGAGCTGGGGCGTGTGGTAAATGTTTTTCACTTTTGCCAAAATTTGTCGGGTTGACCTCCCCCCACCGAAAACGTGGGGGAGGGGCCCCCCGCCCCACCCTAGCCACACGTACCAATATCCACCCAGCGGCTAACGTGGGCCGAATGTATAATGTTATACAATGTGGTTCATTGGCTCGCTGTTGATCACTGGCGGGTGTAATGTTATAGGACACTCATTCCTCGCGTCAACGTGTATAATGTTAGTAACTTGATTCACATGTAACTCTTATGTAAGATATAAGATGAAAAAAACGCACTCCCACAGAAAACATTTTATGTGGGGGTATTTATATAATTAATGACAACAAGTCTTACTCTAAAAGAACGTCGTTTTTTCATCTTATATCTTACATAAGAGTTAGCATCTACATTTTCTACATTTTATCTTTAGTTTTCAACACGTTACACATTTTCCACACGTTCCACACGAATCTAGTTGCTAACATTATTCATTTTCGCTAAAATCAACACAAAGGAGTCCAAAATGTGGAAAATCTACCAAATTAAAACCAATGACCAAACTTTCTACGCTGAGTGCCTGATTCACTCAGACACAATCAATTGCCGCAATCTAACGTTTCATGATTCACGTGAACCGATAGTTATTATGTGTTGTGAAACATATGAATTATTTCCAACGGCGGCGGCGGCATGTAAAGCGCATGGGATACAACCTAGCCGACTTAGCAATCATTTGAATGCACGGCCGGGCAATCGCGCCATTCGTGGCCGCTCTTATCAACGTGTCCCTTTGTCCCGTGTTGGCGGCGCGCAGGCCCTTGCAGCCGGCAAAGTGCAGGCGCCACATGCTTAAGATTATCCTTGAAACGATACCTGCCAGCGCGCCGGATATGTGGGTGGTTTACAAAGTGACTCAGCCGCCTAATCCTGAAGTGCTATTCATTGGCCTGTCGGAATTTCACAATGTCACGAAACTTTACCAATTGGCCGGCAATCCACTTTTCAATAAGTCCTTGCGGTATAGAATCGAATCACTTTCAACGCACGAATCACGCTGGCAAGCCCTCAATGCGCAGGGCGAGGCATGCCAAGCTAACGGCCACATGCCCATTTTTAACAAAGTGTTACATATGTCAAAAGGCGGCATTGTGCTGTGCAATGAGACTTTGGAGGTGTTCAAAACCGCACACGATTGTGCAATTGCCCATAATATAGCGCCTTCCCGCCTCAGCAATCACCTGAACAAACGCATTGGTTATAAAACTATTAACAAGAGGACATATCGGCGCGTCACACTCGAATCAATTGGCGGGGCCCGTGCGCTCATAGCGGGCAAAGCAATTGTTAACCCACTGTGACTCAAACGCAACACTTTAGCCCCTATCAATAAAATAATTCGCGCGATACGAAAATAATCCTTGCAAGATTCGCGCGATACGAATATAACATTATATATCAAGTCAATAAAACCAGGGAGAACAACATGACCGATTCAGAAAAAAAAGCCAAAGAGGCAGCAATTGCTCATTCAATAAAAATGGGCAATATGACAAAAGAGGAACGCGCGGCGTATCGCTTAGAATTAAAAAAACGCGGTCAAATCGCAGCACGTGAAGCTGCCGCGCAAACGCATATTGAATTTTACTCAACACCGCGCAGTTTTTATTAATTCAACACAGACAAGGAAAATAACACCATGCGCAACAGTGACCCACTTTTAAACACTAATCAGTGTTTAAAACTCTTAACCCTTATCCTCGCGCTCATTGCCCTCGGCATGGCGTGTGGATATTTAAACTAACGGAGAAGCACACCATGAAAAAAGTTAAATATATCATTTATAACCCCGCAACCAATGGCGTGCGTTGGATTGAAAACGCGAGTCAAGGGTTAAGGATTAAAGGCTTTGCTGATACAATCTCAACACGTATCCGCCATAACGGTTGGTGTGCTGATTATTGGCAAGACACCGTCTATCGGGGCATCGTCTACCAATTGCCCGCACGCAATGGTGAACCACAATTTATTAGTGGATACGCTGATCCGTGCAACGATGATTGTGCTTTGTTAGACTTTTCCACAATTAACACGTGCGAGATTGCAGCGGCTCACCAAGCGGACCGCTTTGCACAATTGCGCGCTGAAAGGGACAAAGAAGAATGGCTAAAAGATCAAGCCGCCTACGCTATCGAGGAATTAAAAGATTCGATTAGCGCAACACGGCAAAGCATCATTAAACTTTGTGCCGATATGCGCAAGATGCGTCAAACGACACAAGCGCCGCCTTCCATCTGCGACGCATTGCGTGCGCAAGTGGCAAGCTTGCTAAAGAGTATCAAACACGACCGGCGCACGATCACCAAGTGGCAACGTGAACCGTATTCAATGTTTAACTAAGGGAGAAGCACACCATGAAACTTGATCTATTACATTTTGACCATGTATCCCTTTACAATGGTGAGGATCATTATAAAGGCACTTATTATATAAATATCTACACGCGTAACCCTGAAGAGGGCTTTTACAGACGTAATACAATTGCATCGTGTTTAACATTGCGTGAAGCTGAAAGGCTAGTAAAAGCTATTAAAAAAACTGTGGAAGTATTTAGAACATTGAACGCTGTTGATCTAGAAAGAGAGTATAAACTACTTAATAAAATAGCATCATGATTAGAACTATCAACCATACCCTTCGCAGGGTTTTATGAAACAAGCCTATCAACGATTCCGGATGATATTATTGAACGGGATGTGGAGGAATTGCCAAAAAAAGAAGGGCGCGAATTGTCCGAATTGTGCAATAGCATTGTGGATTATTCTAAAATTTTTCACGATATTGCAAAGCAATACGTTGTGGAATTTAAGGATTATCTAAAGGAAGAATGCGAATTAGATTTACCAAGTATGGAATTTGATTCGATTGAATCCCCGCGAGAATATAATTTTGAAACAGATAGGGTATTTGTGAAACTATCGCCCGATGACGTAAAGAAGTTATTAAATGCTTGTAATCAAGGTGATCTTGCGACATGCATCAAAGAACGGTTTACCACTCGCAGTGGGTTTATATCTAACTATTCTAATGATGTTTTGAAATGGTTAGAAAAGCCGCTTGCTGAATGGGATCACAATGAAATAGGTACCCTATTCGACTGTATACTGTTTCAATTTGAAAAGCATGATGATGTGCATAGGGATTTACTTTGTAAGCTCTCAGAGCGTACTAGCTCACATGGTGACTTCTGCCCATACGAAACAGAATACCATCGTGCTGGCACGACTGAAGCGCAAGAAACACGCCTTACTGAATTAATTAACCTTATGAGAGGATAACACCATGCCAT